CACATGCGTGGAGAGACAATCAATTTTTAACCTGGGAACAAGTTGCCTACAACAAAAATGCCTTTGTGGAACCTGCACAAGTATTACAAGCTGTGGAACAACTGCTGCCCGGCAGCACCAAAAAAAAACACTGGATCAATCTAAATAGACAATCATGGCCAGTTACGTTCGTATTATAGTTACTCAACAACTATCCAAACAGCAGTTGGTACTTTGGTACCACACTGTTGAAAAATCTTTGCCCAGTGGTTTGATTGGAGAAACTCAGCTGTCTCCGGACACCTATAGTAAATTCTACGCCAAACGGTTGAGCAACAACAAACACACATATGTGGTACCATTGGTGCGTGATCTTGATGCATATGAAGTTCATCAACTGTTGGAACACTGGTGTAGGGCTTACCCCCAAGGTGATTTCATATTTGATTATAGTCAGGCTGTGGAACATAGTGTACCAAAACTGGCTGACCTTTCAGAACAAAAAATTGCGCAAGCCATGGAAGCTTGGAGCAAACAACAGCACCAGAAATGGATGCAAGATCGCATGGAACAAGGTTGGCGATATGGAACAGTGATCAGTGTTAAAGATCGCACCCATCCATGGCTTCAACCGTGGGAAAGTTTGCCCCTGGGGGCCAAACAACACAATCTGCAAGCATGTAAAGATTTGGTCAAATGTCTGCAGGATTTTGGTTATACCATAGTGCAAAAGGTTGACGCATAATCATTTGACAATCAACGTGTGGTGTGAGCATAGTGTGAACAATTTTCAGGCCTCAGCAGTCAACCCCAGGTCAACAAAAATTGTGTGAGTTGATCTTGTGTTTTGAACCAAAACACAACAGGATCGTCCAAACCCACACAATCACCACCACTGCTCATGAGCCAATCAACCAGTGGCTCGCCCCAGTGCAGTTTGCACCATATACTCATTTGGGGGTTGTAACGGACTATGGGGCTTGGGAAAACAAAGCCCCACTCCTCATACGTGGGTGTGGTGGGCATATAGAATAATAGACAAAACTTGCTCACAAATGCAATACCAACACTAACCCGTTAGATGGCAAGGTTGAGGTGCCAATAGTCCGATTGGCCGTCTGTGGATCAATCCCCAGCAAATTCAAACACTTGCTGCTCATGTATTTTGTGTGGGTGAGGCATAATTTTGGTTGACATTCCTGTCAATCATGCTATTATGCACACATAGAGCGAGGATGCAGTGATGTTTGTTCCCGGCACTCGAGTTATTGGTTATACCTACACTGACGACGGCCGTATCAGGATTGAAGGCACGGTGATTTGCCGCACTGACGATCCCGAAGAGATGTGGCAGGCCTACTATATCACGACCGATGCTGGTGAGACGTATTGCTGCGATGAGCAGGAAGTTTACCTGCTGCCGCGGCCTGACCCGCGTGACGTGCCCCTGGATCGCAACCTCACCGAGCTGCGGCTGCCCGCCTCGGCCCGCGATGCCAAGACCATCCGCGTGATCATCTGGGAGACCGATGCCGACACCGGTGCCCGTTCGATCCTAGACATCGTGGAGGGCGGTCGCAGGGAGATCATCCGCTGGTTCAACAGGCATCGCCAGCAGTGGGCCGAGCAGGGCCGGACCAACACAGCCCGCATCGAGGAGGTACCCTGATGTCCTGGATGGTGACACGCACGGACGACAACGGAGTCGAGCAGGTGATGGCCCGCAACCTCTCCGAGGACGAGGCCCGCACGCTGGTGGACCGCATGGCCCTCCGCGGCCACAAGCAAAGCTACCAGATGCTGCTGCAGATCCCGGTTGACGGCACCCACCAAGAGTGCTAGAATTGCACCATAATCAGCCAGCAAGGAGCTGTCACATGCACACGGATCGCATTCTGGAAAACCTCAGGAACCTGATCACCGCCCGGGAGAGGTTCCTCGACGAGTTCAAAAACACCGAGACATCCGCCGATCCGGTGTGGACGGCTGTGCGGACCACCGGATCGATCATGCTGGGGCAGGCATTGGCCGACCTGCGCATGATCGCCCAGCAGCTGGAGGAGTCCGGGACCACATCCAACATGCCAGCCGGGCATGATCGAACCGGGATCGATTTCACGCTGCCAGAGGTATCCGTCCATGGCAGCAACACCACCAGCGGTGGTTGGGACTGCGATCACCAGAACATGGGCAAGGGTAGTGGTGAAATCGACAGGATGTTCGGAATTTGAAATGAAGGGATCATGCATGCCTCGGGTGGAGGGCAGCGTGCCCTGGGAACGGGTTCGGATCAACGGCCAGCCGGTTGCCCAATCAACGGTTGCGCCGCGGGAAGGATCATGCTAGCGTTCACGGGACGAAACGGCGAGCAGGTGCATGGACTGGTTTGACATGGAACGTGGGATGTGTGATGCTGTGGCATTGGCCTGCGACCAAGCCAGTGCCACGCAGGACCAAGGGCTGGGCACGGTGGCGGTGCTGCTGATCATGGTCATGGCCTTCGTGCTGGGCCTGGTGCTGGCGTTTTTCTCCAACCCCCGCAAGGATACCCAACATGTGTGTTGACACCTTTGTCATTGACCAGGTCAGCTGCGATTCGATCACCAAGGTGATCGAGCATGTGCCTCTCGGGCAGGATATCTCCATGGAAGCGATCTGGGTATTGGCCATCATGGTGGTGCTGGTTTTTGCCTACGCCTTTACCGCCTTTGGCGGTGGCGAGGCATAGCAGGGGCCAAACGGTTGACCTGCTGCCTAACCCATGCTATGTTCAAACCAAGGCAATGGAGACCGGAACGTGGACTGGGATTGGTGGGGATTGGTGTTCGTTTGGATCTGGAAACCGTTGGTCCTGCTGGGTGCAGCGGCGCTGCTGGCCATCGCCGCGGCCTGCGCGTTCCGCATGCTGGAGATATCCATCAGGATCATCACGGTCCTGCTGTCATGATGATGAAGACGACCTTTTATGGCACGCTGGTGCCAGAGCGGGACGAGGCGGGCAGGCTGCGCAGGTTGGCCGAGCACGAGGCTCCCGTCAGCATCGAGGACGGCGGCCAGGCCATGATCGCCGAGCTGGGCACCGGCAGGGAAGAAGGCCTCTTCGTGCGGTTGCAGAGCTGGGATCCGGGCCGGATACACGCGGAGATGAGATCGATGATGGGCCGGCGCATCAGCGTCACCATCGAAGTCATGGACTGAGGTGGCGATGATCATCCCGGAGTTCGTGGAGATCGACCTGTCGGGCACCACCAAGCACGGCGGCAACGGCATCGAGGTGGGTCCTCTCTACATGGTTCTGCACGGCGGCCAGTTCTACCTGGGCAGGTTCTCCGATGTGTGGTTCTGGCTCGGACGCGCGCGGCACCTCCACCTGCAATACGATCCTCCCGGCACCAACAAAAGGCTCTGGCAGCGGGCCTGGAGGCTGGAGGACAATCACATCAACGAGGATGACGATGGCGAAGGATGGGAGGCCTGGGAAGCGGATTGGTGCCTCAGCAAGGTGCTAACCAATTCTGAAAAAAAATGGTTGACAACGCCTGAGATTGTGCTATCATCAGCTCATGAACAGCAAGGCAAACAACATGAAGATGCCCAAGATTGGCACCGTGGTTGAGATCCTGGTGGACACCAGCTTTGTTCACAATTATTTGGTGAGCGGGCTCAAGCATATTGTTCCGCCTCAAACGCTCATGCGCGGCACGCTGGTTGAGACTCCTCCGCACATGGCAGGTTGTGTGACCTTGGCCAACAGTGAAACTGGCCATATGAACTATATCAGCCAGCACACAATCATCAGCATCAACAATCAAAAAATTGTGCAGCCCCAGCCCACGGAAGATCGCATCATCCTGGTCAAAAGTAGCAAGGGCAATGAAACCTACACTGTCAAACAGAATGGTATCACCAAGAAATGGGGATGCACCTGCCCGGGATTTACGTTCAAAAAAACTTGCCGTCACACGCTGGAGGCACAAAAGGTTAAGTGAACTGCCACAGCCAGGCTGTGGCAGTTCACTGAAGGGAAACATTAAATTATGATCATGTGCAAAGTCAGTGAGTTGACTTTGGGCCAGAAGGTCATTATATTTGCAGGTGCAGAAACGGGCCCTGCACCTGCGTGTTTGTTTGATTGTGGGAAAGTGACACTTGTGCTATGAAAATTGTTTGTTTGATTGAGCCATCATGTGTGCAGGACAAGCAGTTGGTCAAACTTCTGGAGGATCAATTGGGCACACAAATTGATTGTGTGCACGTTACTCCTGAGCCAAGATCTGTCAAGCTACAACTGGCACAAATCATAGAAGGGGAGATAATCTGGCCTTTGATCTTAATAGCCCTGGGCACCAGGTGTGTGGATGCTGTGAGGGCCAGTGAATGGTTGGATTGTCCTGCTGTTTTGATCAATCCACAATTGTCACAGTGTGAGCACACACCTGAAGGTGCACTCTTGCATGTGTTTGTGGAAATTGACCGAAAGCAGTCAGTCACACAAAAGCTTCCTTGGACCATGCATTTGGGCATAGGTGATCATGCGGAACAATGTTTGCATCAAGCTGTAGATTATGTGGCAAGCACTTGGGCCAAACGGGGAATACCATACACAGCTTTGACATGAGGATGTCCAGCAATCAACCTGGTGTAGTGGATTCCATCGCTGTCTAAATCCAGGATTTTTTTGTTCAACAGGGTCCCTGCCAGTTGATTATCCAAAGGCAAAAACCCCAATTTTTTGTAGATTGATTCCATTTTGCCACTGACTTCTGCCCAACTTCTACTGAGTTTTTGATCTTCTCTGAGAATCATCAGTAGGTCCTGTTTGCCCTGAGACGTTTGATCGGTGGCCACAGCAATCAATTTCCTGCCGTGTGATTCTTTGTAAATCAAAATGGCAGTGATAGTGGCTCCTCTTCTCACAAGTTTCCACAACCCTGGTGTTTGTACAAGTTCTTGCACACTGCTGGCACTTTGGAAGCCTCCGATGTCAGCATAAGCATCAGCCAACATTTGCCACACCATGGGTGCATATTTCTGTCTTGCTGTTATATCATTATGATCGAAATTGAGAACCTTCTCTTGCAATTGTATGATTCTCATCAGTGATAACCTTTCATAGTAGGGATTGACATTTGTTGTATTTATGCTAGATTAAGCATAGTTAGTGAGGTCGAAAATGCTTACACCTGCTCATGTGATTGAGGCACTGCAAAACACCAGCAGCCGCTTGGACAAGGAAAAGATCATCCAGCAAGCATTTGATGCTGGCATCACAGAGTTTTTCCTGGGTGCAAAAATGGCCCTGGATGTGATGGTCACATATGGTGTCAAGAGTGTGCCTTTGATTGAAGAGGATGATGGCACAGCTGATTTTACCTGGCAGGAGTTTTGTGATCTATCCAATCAACTACAAACTCGCAAGCTGTCTGGCAATGCTGCTCGCGACGCGCTGAGGCAGGCTGCAATGCGCGCTAATGCACATGAGTGGAATTTCTGGTATCGTCGTATCCTGCTCAAGGATCTCAAGTGCGGTACCAGTGAGAAGACCATCAACAGTGTGCTGGACAAGAATGGAAAGCAGGGCAAGGCCTTGCAAGTTCCTGTGTTTAGTTGCCAGCTTGCCAAGCCTGCAGATGATCATCCCAAGAAGATGTCAGGTGCCAAGCTGTTGGACCGCAAATTTGATGGTGTGCGCCTGCTGACGGTTGTGCAGAAGACTGGCGAAGTAACCCAGTTTACTCGCAACGGTTTGCAGAACACCAACTTTGGCCACATTTGCCAAATGCTCAAGGGCCTGGCTCCCTACCTCACGGAGAGTGTGGTGCTGGATGGCGAAATCATCAGTGCCAGCTTCCAGAGTCTCATGAAGCAGGTCAATCGCAAGGAACATGTCAACACACAGGACAGCCGGTTGGTGTTGTTTGATATTATTCCGCTCAAGGATTTCCAGGCTGGCGAGTACAAGGTAGGGCAGGCTGATCGCCATGCTGCCTTGTGTGAACTGATTCCTGTGCTGGATGAGATTACAGATGGTGTGGTGGTTGTTGAGCCCAAGCTGAGCGTGAACCTGGACACCCCAGAAGGCAAGAACAAGCTGGCGGAATTCAACCGCCAAGTGCTGGATGCCAACCTAGAAGGCATCATGATCAAGGATCCAAAGGCCGCTTACAAGACCAAGCGTAGTGATGCATGGTTGAAACTCAAGCCTTGGTTGACAGTTGACCTGGAAATTGTGGATGTGGAACAGGGAACTCCCGACAGCAAGTTTGCCCACACCATGGGTGCGTTGGTTTGTGAAGGTGAGGATCAGGGGCGCCACATCCGTGTGAATGTGGGCAGTGGATTCAGCGAAGAACTGCGTGACGAAATTTGGCAAAATCGTGCTAACATGCTGGGAAGAATTGTGGAGATCAAGGGTGATGCTCTCACACAAGATCAAAATCAGCACGAATGGAGCCTAAGGTTTCCAGTGTTCATACAATTCCGTGGTTTTGCAGTCCATGAGAAGATCTAAACATGGATGAACTTTTTGAACAAGCCAGCAGGGCCAGCCTTGGATTGCATGACGCCTGACCGTTCACAGAACCCATTCAGTTGGTTAGTGCATGGTGATTGGGGTTTCACACATGCAAAATTAACCTTGCAGCCAGACTCCCTTAGACAACATTGTGGATGATAAGGGTACAAAAGGATGCATGTGCATTGCACATCCACAATGTGGATTTTTGTGCCTATGGATAAGCATGAGCATGGCGAATTGGTGAGTTTTTGCAAATCAGCAGTAGGCAAGAGTCATGGTGTGGTCAGCGTGTGGTATACACAACGTGTGCCTCTCAAGCTAGAGGATGGAACTTCTATCAAGCCAGGAATTGTGGTCAAAAACAAGGATTTGGCCCTACAAATCATTCTGGTGTTTGGTGCCACCTACATAGTGTGAGGTTGGCAACTCATGAGAATGGTTATTCATTGTGCCTCCCGGAAAGTCAAAATTGGACTGACGGATAGAGAATGTCATAGTTATTGAGATCATATATTTCCATAACTGATCTTATATTTTTTTAACAGAGGGACTATATGCTCCTCTGTTGCGGATATTGATAGCGCCATTCAAGTCAGCATCTATCTCAAATCCACAACTCAAACACGAGAATCTTTCGCCTTGGCGTGATTGCTTGTGTTTGACCCCGCATGCACTGCAAGTTTGCGATGTGTATGCTGCATGTACGCGAGTTAACCGGACGCCGTTCTCTTCGCATGCATGTTCTATCCTTTGCTGGGCATAACCCACGCGCCAGAATTGATTCTTCCTACCCCAACGATTGCCTTGCTTGATTTCACTCAAATCTTCCATGACCAAATGGCTGAGTTGATCCCAAGGTATATCGTTTTTGATAGAATAGTTGATTTGGTTTTTGAGTTCAGTTCTTGCCCTTGCATGAGATTTGCTGCGTTGCTTGCGACGGGCAATTCGTTCTAATATGTCTTTAATTGGTCTACCAGTTGTATGGGTGGTTTCCATGCGTCCAGTAGAACAAGTGACCAACTTGTTCCGGCCCATGTCTACACCCATGATGGCTTGGTTGGATCGCAAGGTCACAGCCTTGACAAAATAGATACCCAAGCTACCATCGGAATTAACACGCAAACAATTGGTTTTCATGACAAAACCACGTCGCATTAGGTCTTGCATGTGACGTGTGGGTGTGAATGGAATATAAAATGATTTACTAGGAAATGATGTGATCTTGATCCAATTGGTGGAAATCTTGCTTGTTTTGTTGGGTTGTATGTCAATAAATCTACTATCCAACTCAATGTTCACCGAGTTGATATCAATGGACAAGCTTTTGTTGTTCCATTTGTCTAATATTTCTTGTTGGTATTTTTGTAGGTTATTGGCTTTTTGAGCTAGTTTGACTTTCTCTTGAATTGATCTGACTATTGCACTGGCTTGTTTGGCACATACCTGGCTCAACCTAGATGGCAATTGAATCTGATCAGTAACGTCTTTGTTGGCAAATTTGGTTATTTTATCTTGATATAACTGGTGATCAACTAGTTTTTGTAGTTCTTGTCTATAGATATCAAATGGCCGCATCAACATCAAGTGTTTGATGTGATTGGCTAGTTTGGGTCTGTAGGTTGATATCCTAGTAATCTTGCTCATTTTTCAATTCAGATATAAGTTTTTCTGTTTTTCGTTTACTTCGTCTTTGCCCATATAATCTAGCACAAAAACTAGTAATAATTGCTACTAGATCTTCCATCAATCCGTGGTCCTCGTTGTCTACTTCGTTAACAACATATATGTTATTTATATTATTTATGATCAAATTGAAACCAAATCTAGTCAATCTGTCTTTGTGTTCTACAATTATATAGTCGTATTTATGTGCATCCTTGAGCAAAGACAGCAATTTTGGTCGTTGATCATTGACACCACTTGCTATTTCTTTTTCTATTCTAACCACACGCCAACCCCGGGAATTGGCAAACATTACAAGTCTATCTACTTGTCTTTCTAAATCTTCTTTGTTTTCAACAGAACTTACCCGTGCATATATAGCAACTCCTTGATCTACAACAGATTTTGAGGCACCTAGGTATCTATTAATCTCAGCTTCATCCACGTACCACCTATTATTTTTGGTTTTGATAGCACTAATTTCGCCAGATTTTATCTTGTTCCACATAGTTTGTTTGTGAATCCCTAATTGCATTGCAGCTTGTGATAATTTATACTTCATATATCTATTTATACCAGAAGTGTAATTCAAACACAAAATTATACAATTTTTTACGAAATGAATGAAGTTTTAATAATACTTATGTGGCACCCAACATTGGTTTTTGTTGACAGATAGCAGATCCACTGTTGGATAGAAGACAATACCATGATTGATGGTTATTTGGAACTAGACATAACCCTCACACTCTTATATGCTGAGCATGAATATCAAGGACAGCCCTAATCATGGACACACGAATTGGCTTTTGCTGCAAGATGCTGCCTGATCCCAGCCAATCCTTTGTAGGCAAAAAGGATCTGCAAGAGTGGCTGGACCTGCACAACTGCAAAAGCACAACTGTGGCCTACCTGGATAGGCTCAATCACAACCAGGTAGTTGACAAAATCATCAGCCTCATAGAACACAATCAGCGTGCCTTGCGCAATCAGATCAGTGTGCTCAGCACATGGGATCTACCTCTGCGTATGATGCGAATTGGCAGTGAGATCCTGCCTGTGCGAACGTTTGAAAAGTACAAGCATGTCTACACTGAGCCTAGTGTTGTTCGTGCGTTGGAGGGGTTTGAGGCAGTGGGCAATCTGGCTCGCAAGTATGATATCAGGCTGAGCACTCATCCTGGACAATATACCATCCTCACCAGCAACACAGCAGAAGTTGTCAACCGAGCTATTCTAGACCTGGAGTATCATGCTGAAATTTTCCGGCTGATGGGCTACACCAGCACAGACCAACGGCAGGAAATCAACATCCATGGTGGTGCTAGATGTACTGACTTTGTGGACAGGTTTGTAGCTGGACGCAATAGGCTCAGCCGTGACACAAGGGAATGGCTGAGTGTGGAGAATGATGAGTTCAGCTATGGTGTGGATGACCTGCTGCCTTTGGCTGACCTGGTCAAAATCTGCGTAGACATCAACCATTATTGGATCAAGGAGGGACACTATCTGCAACCTGACGATGCACGTATGCAAAAAGTGGTTGCCAGTTGGCGTGGTGCCAGGCCCGAGATTCATGTGGCTTGGCCCCATGAACAGGTGTTGACTGATCATGCAGATCCGCATAGCCTGCCTGACATGGCTGTTTTGGAAAGTGCGGGATACAAGCGTGCCAAACTACGAGCACACAGTGACGATGCCTGGATCCCAGCTATCGGCAAATATGCCTTGGAGTTTTGGCCCATGGCTGATCTTTGTGTGGAGGCCAAATACAAAAATCTGGCCAGCACAAAGTTGTATAATATGACCAAATCTACCTAAATAAACCTACCATTCACACTCTCATTACACAAGGAGACATCATGAGATGAGCAATAACCATTTTTGGGGATTCCATACAACCATAGACGCACACGCATGCGATATCAATGCCGTTAGAGACGGCGAACTCATTGCTAAATTTTTAACTCATCTGGTTGATGAGATCGATATGATAGCCTATGGCACTCCTCAAGTTGTTCATTTCGGTGAAGATAACAAGGCAGGATGGACGGGGGTACAGTTGATCTCCACCTCAAATATTATTGGTCATTGGTGCGATGAAGGAGACTGTTATTTTGATGTGTTTTCTTGCCGCCCTTACGACGTGTCAAAAGTTGAGAACCTATTTCGGGAATATTTCAAGCCACAACGTATGCGTACCAATTACCTAACACGTCAAGCTTGATGACTAATTGATACAGGCGGCAATGCCGCCTGTATCTAATCCCTAACAACAATCCAACCCTTACTTGGCCTACTATTTTTGGTGAACATGTGTGCAAGACCTGATTCTGCCATAGGATAAGCGGCCTGTAACTGATGTCTGGTGCAATATAGATCACCATGTGTGGGGTGCTGGAAATGATATATCTTATGATCTTGATGTCCCAGCTTCTTTTTCAACCTGGTTTCGTCGGAATCTTTTGTTCCTGACCTATTTTGTGACATAAGCTTCAAGCTTTCCTGAGTATGTCGCTTTTTATACATATTATTCAATACACCAGGTTTGGAATAATTTTTCCGCTGCTGGCGACTCAATTTCATTCCTGAAACTCCGTCTCCACCATCTGTCCTATTACGCAAGATGCCTGTTCCCAAATCTTTCCTACCATACCAACGTATTAGCCAACGTTCAAGGGCTAATGCTCCAATTTCTGTTAGATTTTGTTCTATGATTACAATCCTTGACATATTTGACGGTAGAGGCATGCACTTATGGTGTTGCCATGCTCGACGCTTTTTGCCCTTGCCAATATAATAAGGTGTATGGTCATGCCTTAAATAGGCATAGACATAAAATCCAGAAGGATATTGTGATTTTTTCATGCTGAATGCTCCCAATTAGCGTTTAGAGTCGGCGGATATTTCCAGTATCGCGGTCGACAAACCTATTTAGTCCTTCGCCGCGCAAGCCTGTTGTGTCTTTAGACCAACAGATAAGCGCGGTGCCTTGTCCTGATTATTGATGTAGTTATTGATTACTTCCATGTTTACTTCTCCCACAGAGCAGATGAACGAGCTGCGATTCCAAAATATGTGCTTTTTCCAAAAATGCCTACGCAGGTCCAGTTCATGTGTGTGCCACAATTCATAACTGGTGTGCTGTTTGATAATTTTGGCTATATGACTGGCACTTATATCAGGTCTGGCTGAGATGAGCAGATGTAGGTGATCCTTGTCATGTTGCATGTTATCAACAGAAAACTTGTGTGTTGCAGTTAAATTTTGAATCACACCTGTTATGAAATCGCCATATGTGTTCATGAGTCTTTTTCTATATTTCACAGTCAACACAATATGATATTTGATCATATAAACTGAATTGGTTGTTTTTTGATACATTATAGTGCCTTTTTGACGCAAGCTACTAAATATATTTATGAAGATGATTGCATACAAGTATCGCATTTATCCAACTGATGCACAAGAACAAACGCTTGTGGGTTGGTTGGGACAATTGCGATTTGTGTGGAACAAATTGTTGGCAGAAAACCAGTCACAATATGCTGTGGAGAAGAAGTTCACATTTGGGTTTGAAATGAAACGCAAGCTTCCACAAATGAAGAAGGATCATGACTGGATAGATGCACCAGCACATGCGCTACAGAACAAGGTGTTTGATCTGGATACAGCCATGAAGAACTGCTTCAAACACAAGCGGGGATTTCCCAAATTCAAATCCAAACACACAGATAACTCAGGGATTGAAATCAGTCAAACCACCAACAAACACATCAGGTGGGATTCAAAAACGATCACCATCCCCAAAATGGGATCAGTTAAGTGGGCCTATCACAGACGGATCAAAGGCAGATTGTTGTCTATCACTATCAAGCGTGATGTGGATTCATGGTATGTGTGTTGTTTGGCCAAGCAAGAAATTGTATCTCCTACCACCAGGTCCATGGATTTCCATAAACAAGACTGCGTGGGACTTGATTTGGGCCTCAAGGACTTTTTTGTGTCCAGCGATGGTGAAGTAGCCGAAACTCCTCGTATATACAGAAGTAAGCAGGAGAAATTAAAACAGCGCCAACGTAGATTGGCACGCAAACAAAAGGGTAGCGCAAATCGCAACAAAGCCAGAATCAAAGTTGCCAGGTTGCACAGAGCAATTCGGAATACAAGACTGAACTGGCACCACAATTTAAGTGATTCGATAGCCAAGAATTACCAAGTGGTGATAGTGGAAGACCTCAATATTGCAGGCATGATCAAAAACAGGAAACTAGCCAAAGCCATTCAAGACCAGGGCTGGGGCCAATTCGTCACTCAACTCACATACAAGTTGCAGTGGAGAAATGGCATGCTGCACACGATCAACAGATGGGCAGCCAGCACAAAGACCTGTAGCTGCTGCGGATCCAAAAAAACCATGACTTTATCGGAGAGAACATATGTGTGTTCCAATTGCGATAATGTGATGGACAGAGATCTTAATGCCGCAATCAACATACTCAATTGGGGAATTCAAGAAATCAATACCGCAGGAACTGCGGAAATGTACGCCTGTGGAGATGCCTCTGTTGGGGATGATTCGTACGTATCATCTAGACATGCATCGCTTGAAGCAGGAATCATTCCTTCGTCGGAAGGAAGCTGTTGGTCTTCAGACCAACAGTAGTTCACTAGATCCATATCCCGAGAAATAAATAACCACATGAGAATACAGCAATTGCGCGAACAAGACACAAACTTGGATTTGGATCAGATCCAACAAACTGTCAACGATCTTCAACAAAGGTATAACCAACTGTTTGGCAGCCAACCTGAAATCACAGAAGACCAAGTGGATTGGAATCCAGTTATCTTGGAACTCAAGCGTAGGCTGCGCAGGGAAAAGAAAACCGATTATGTCACTATTGATGCTATCATGAAAGACGTGTGTGATCAATGGAGCTGTGATGTACATAACTTGCATGACCAATTTGTGGACAGGGAAGGCCAAACTCCTGATGATTGGATCAAAAGTCAAATATCTGGATCTTGAGATTGCCTGCACCTTTGATTATTCGGTGCCAAGTGTTGGCTGGAACTTGAATGCAATCACCTATTTTCATGGGCACTGGCAAACAGTTGTCTTGTTGAAATTTCCAATCCTGTGATTCCACAACCGTCAACCTTCGGGATTCGTGATCTCTGTGCCACACCAGTTGATCTTCATGCACACTGCTGTAAAAAGTGCGCACACGCAACTGTTGGTTGATCACCTGTTCACTATAAGGATGGGGGTCTACCACCAAGTGCCACCGCCACTCAATCCCAATGCCTTTTTGTATCTGGGCAGTCTACACGCCCAATACCTGGCAGTCATCTTGTCGTTGGCTTGTTCGCATCTATGTCTGGCAGCAAAACTGGCCCTACGCTTGGGATCATTTATTTTCACACTCAAACCAGTTGTATCACCAAAACTGATTTTTTTCACATTGCCAGTTTTGGGATTTTTTACATACACATAGAATTTTTTGCTGCCCCCACGTTTGGGTTTGTTGAGCTCAACCTGTTTGCCCTGATATTCTGCCTCTGTTAGCACTGCCCAGTGTAGCTCTTGTGTGAGAGGAACATCCAAGGGCACACGGCTGCCCTTGTATTCTGCCCATGTGCCAATGTCTGTTTCCAACAACTGTTGATCCAGCAGTAGAAATTCATATCCTTGTGATTGCATCCTTCTGGCATGTTCAAAGATTTTGCACCAACTGTTGCTGAGCATACGGAAACAATTGTCTTCCAGTGGAATTTGCAATTGTGTGTGGTTTTCAATCAATTGATTGAAATTTATGGGGGTAAGGTCTTTGAGTCTCATGATTTCATATTTAAGTTAAATATTGTGAATTTTGGGTAAAAACTAACATGCGTGTACAAGAAATAGAAAACCACACACCACAAGATCATTTACGTGAAATACAACACAAATTTCCTCAGGTCAATTTGCATGTGAGCTGTCAGGATCATGGATGTGTGATTGATCAGCTGATGGTTGACCCCCAATCAAGAAATCAAGGTTTGGGCAAACAAATCATGCAACATTTGGTAGATTGGGCAGATCAGCATAACAAAATACTTGCACTAACCCCCAGCAAACAATGGGCAAGTAGTATCAAACGTCTGATGGCATTCTACAAACAGTGGAATTTTGTACCCAACCAAGGTGTGCACAAAGATTTCAGATTTAGAGAAACACTCATAAGGGAACCGCAAATCAATGGTGTGTACAAAATGTTGAAAGAAGCTTGGACTCCCGAAGATCAGCAGATGGTGCACAAAAATCCCAGCATTCAGGATTTGAAAAATTTAGCCAGGCATAACAAGTATCACAGTGCCAGATTTGTTATCTACAACGATGGTACTGTGGTAGCTGGTGACAGCGAGCACTATACTCATCACAGCATGGCACCAGCCATGGGCGCGTGGATGGTGAGAGGGTATGTGCAATGGATGGGGGGCAAGGACTATCTATATCGCAGCATGGAAGTCTACAGTCCCAAAAACATGGATCATCCCTTGTTGAGGAAATGGGAACAGGGTGGCATAGGCAATGGCAATCCAGAGGTGGTAGAAGAAAAATGGAGCAAAAAGTATAAGAAGAGTATCGACTGCAACAACCCAAAAGGTTTCAGCCAACGTGCTCACTGTGCTGCCCGACGCAAGAGAAGGGCTGGAGGAACAACCAAGAGCAAGAGTGTGAGAGAGAACCAGTTGCCCAGTATCACAGAAGCGTCTGATATCCTATTAGATATTGATTATTATATGAATGAGGGTTGTGGTATCTTTGCAGTCGCGTTAGGTTTGAATTATTCCGGCTCAGAAGTTTATATAATTTCAAACAATAATGGAGAAAGCTGGGGTAGGTCATTCCCTTACGAAATAACTCACGTGTTTGTGAAACTGCCCAACCAGGGCACATGGGATGCAAAGGGTCAACGCACTATAGCACAAATGGCCAAAGACTTTTACCTTGATCAAGGACAATATTCAGTTAAAGGGCCGTTTGGCCCAACGGAATTTGCTGGAAAGTTTATGAGCTCATCGGACAGCAAACCTCTCTATGGCACAAAAAAAGATATTCAAGCCCTTCAAACCCAACTGAAGAATTGGGCCGAACCCACTGTTGATACAGTTACTAGCCAAGGAGACCATAGTCAGATCCGTCAACAACGCATTGCCAATGAGAACAGGCTGGACACTTTGGTGGAGTCCATGCTGAGCCATCTTCAAACTCAAGGTCTCACTGAAGCCCAAGCAGTGGCTCACATCCACGATAGGCTAGATGAGGACTTGCGGAAATGGTTCAAACAAAAATGGGTAAGATTTGGACCAGATGGAAAGATCCGTGGTGCGTGTGCTCGTGGTAGTGAAAGCGAGGGCAAGCCCAAGTGTCTGCCACAAAAGAAAGCTTGGGCACTGGGCAAGAAAAAGCGTGCCACTGCTGCCCAACGCAAGCGTAGATTGGATCCCAATCCCGAACGTGAGGGTAAAGCTAAAAACGTTGCCACAAAAGAAAGTATGAATTGCCCCAGTTGTGGCGGCCCTATAGTTAGAGAAGAAGAACTTAACGAAAAACAAGATGCCTGCTATTACAAAGTCAAGAGTCGCTACAAAGTTTGGCCCAGTGCATATGCTAGTGGTGCATTGGTGCAATGTAGGAAAAAGGGTGCCAAAAACTGGGGCAAAGGAAAGAACAAATGAAAATATCTGAACTACAAACGCAACCAGCCTATCTGATGGTGGATGTCAAAGGACACACAGTCAAGGCCAACAAAGTGGCCCCTCAACCCAAAGCACCAGCTGGATGGTATTACATGGACCCAGTTCACAAAACGTGGGTATATCCTGCTGTGGGCAGTCAAGACGCCAAAATATTTGATCCACTTTGGGCAGCCAAAACCATGAGAGAATCTCTGGATGAAAAACAAGATGTGCAAGGATACAATAACTGGGTCCGTTACAATCCTCAAAGTCTCAAGGATGATTTTGAAGAGTACAAGAAAAAAGAAACCAAAAAGTGGAGAGCTAGAGCTGAACAAATTGGCTCAAGATGGCCCATGTTCGACACCTTGGAAGATTTCCAACAGGCTTTGGACCAAGCACCTATTGTGAATATTGATAAGTTGGGCCCTGTGAATAATCTTACCAAAAATCGCAGTCTTGACGATATCAAGGACATGGTAGGCAGTTATCAAATGCCCAGAGACGTGGATAGAATCGTTCAGGGTTATGAGAACAATGTGCCGCTGCCATTGCCTATAATTCTCAAAGGCAACAAGGGCATGTGGATCATGACAGGCAACACTAGACAAAGCACAGCTAGAGTTCTGGGAGTTACACCCCGAGCACTATTGGTGGACATCAGCTCTTAAATTTTGCCAGTGGCTATAAAGGGCGGACTGATCAGTCCGGGATTATCATATACGATGGCCTGCCCCTTGATATCTGTCATTGAGCCGCCAGCAGCCAACACAAGAGCATGGCCAGCAGCAATATCCCATTCACTCAACCAACTGTTTCGTATATAAACGTCAGCCCAACCCTGAGCTACCCATGCAAATTTGATGGCACTGTTGACCCGCACATAGGACACATTATCTGTGTCCATTTTGTAGGATACGCTGGAGGGACTTTCCACAGCCACAATATTGAAAGGATCTCTTTTGCGTACACTGATCAGCTGTTGATTGCCTTGTGTGTCCACACCATAGCTTGTGTAATCCTCAACAATGCCCACATAGGTTTGATGTTTGCCAGGTGCTCCCACAATACCCAACACAGGTTTACCTTGAGTGATCAATCCCACACAGATGGCATATTCATCACTGCCACTGGCATATGCATTTGTACTGTCAATGGGATCAATCAACCAAAAACTTGATTGCTTGGCCACCAAGTTTCCTGCACTGTGCTCTTCCTCACTTATCACAGGAATATGGGCATACAACTTTCGTAATCCTTCCACAATGATCTTCTCGCAAGCAATATCCGCATTGGTTACAGTGCTGCCATCTTGTTTTTTGCTTATCTGTAATCCATTTTGTTGTAGGTCACAGGCAATTTGGCTGGCTTGTTGTACTAGATTTGTGGCGTCTCTAGCCATTTGTTGGTAGTTCATAAGATACAATAATCGGTTGTATGAGATGTTGTCAACTGAGGACCTAAATAATTCAACTGTGTATATGGGAACATCTGCAAGTGAAAATTCAGGATATATTGAACAAACCCACAATGACTGTGCAAGAACTTGCATCCAAATATCATGTGAGTGTGGCAACAGTCAAAAAACAATTGGATCAAGGTATCCCAGTGGAGATGGAACACACCAATCGCAAAGGTGTTGCTAGGGAAATTGCATTGGATCATTTGGATGAAGATCTCTACTACTATGACAAGTTAAAAAAAATTGAAAAACAAGATTTGAATGAATCAAGAAGTCGCAGTGTGATTGTTGTGGATGTGCAGCCTGAATATAGTGGCATCATGGATGGTGACGAAAATCCTGTTTTTGAAGAGATTATTAAATTTGTGAACAACCAGCTGGAATCCACAACACGAACCAGCAAACAGGGTGCTCCAGGAACTCTCAAAGCCAAAATTGATGGCAAAGTCACATGTGCCAAAGTCAATGCTCTCAAAAAGCGTGCAAATGCTACTCCGCATGACAAGGCACAGGCCAATTGGTTTATCAACATGCACGGCTGTGATGAACAACAACTACAAGAGATTTTTGATCAACCAGCAGCCAAGGACATCAACTGGCGCAAATACCCTTATGGCATGTGGGAAACAAACTTCAACTATCAAGGCCTGAACGTAATAGTTGAAATGAATCACGACGTGAATCAGGATGGGGCTAGGTTTGTATTCCATCAAAACTATCTCGAGCTGCCCAGTGATTACCAAGGGTGGAATGTGATCTTCAGAGTTGACAAACAAACAGATGTGACAGGTAAGTTTGGGATCCAAAGTGTGGGATTGATAGCCCGGGTCCTACAAGTGATTCAATCATTCCTCAAACAACACCCTTGGGATTACGTGGTGTTCAGCGGACAAGAAGGCAGTCGCAACAAACTCTATCAAGCCTTGAGCGAAAGATTTGCACAAAAATTCAACCTCAAACTGGCCACCAGCTTTGATGATTTTGTTGTTTACAAACCATTTGAGCAAAAAAATCACAACCTTGATGAAGTAACAATTGATAATGTCAAGGGATTGGGTAACGTTCCCGACAACGATAATGTAGATTATTTGGGCTTGAGAGTGCAAATGAAACCCAGTGGGTTTTTGAAATTGGCTGCTCATTTGCCTAGACATCAAGCAACAAGTGTTGACCATATCAAAGCACATATACAACAAGGTAATGCTATTGCTGCACCTTGGTTGAATATATCTATCCCAGGTCAGTGGGAACAGGGTGATTTCAGCATGCCAGCAAAAGTTAGAGGGCATGAAGGCAGAAATCGCATGTATGCTGTCAAGGAATTGGAAGGTGATAATCCTATAGAAACACATTTGTTTTTTAGCGGAGGGTTGCGCGCAAGGCATATCAAGCCTGAGTGGATTGAACAATTGAATCAACAATTGATTCCAGAAAGATCAAATTCTGCCATACAAGGTCCATTTTTTAATATGAATGCTCAATTGGCTGAAGTTTGGAGCAAAGAAGAGATAGATCAAGGATGGGAGGAATCCTCTAGAGGATTATGGAAAAATTATTTTGAAATACAAAAGCCTGGAAAACCTCTTGCAGACATAGAGATTCAGATCCTAAAAGAAATAGGCCCGCATGTTTATACGATTGAATTTGACGTGGGCGGTAGCATGGATATTACCAGACAATGGGGCAGTTTGGCTAGTTCAATATTTTCCGAAATATTCAGACGATTACGAGGATTTTTCTCTTCACATCCTTGGAATAAAATCAGATTTGAAGCAAGTGAGCAAGAACCATTAAGAGTCAAACTGTATCAAATGTTAGCTAATAAAATTGCGCGGGAAATCAATGGCAATGTACAGGTTGATAAGATATTTTCCAAATATATACGATTTACTATAATCAAACCTTCCGTCAAAATACATGAAGCTTTTGACTGGAAGCTACCCAAGAAAGATTGGAAAATTGTGGAAAGACGGGACAATTGGTTGGAAATAGATTTCCAAGTGGAAGATCACCCCTACAATCTTCAATTGACATCATTTGGCAAAACACGCGGAGTTTATGATGTTGTTTTTGGCAGCCTACGATCGGATGACCCCATAGGTATAACAGGAGAAGGTAATGCCTTCAAGGTATTCAGTGCTGTCAAACAATTGTTGGACTATGCAAGGACTGTCCAAACCAAAGTCAAGATCAGCGGATTTTTCTTCACAGGCAAAGAACCCAGCAGGAAAAAATTGTATGCACAGTTGGCTCCCAGGTTGGCAAAATCATGGGGATGGGTCTATACAACTGACCCCAGCAAATTCTCCTATGAGGTTAATCCCGAATTTGAGCAGGGATATTTGATATACGATCCACAGGCTATCAAAGAGGCTGCTGGAGTGGGGTTGGTTGTTCCTGGTGTGAACATGCCTACAGGGATGCACAAGGACGAGATCCAGAGACAGGCCAAGAAGATGGGTTTCAAAGTCAGCAAAACTGGTGTACCACCTCTAATCTACCGCGCACAAAACAACAGGTGAAGTTATAATAGTGGGGGAGGTGAACAGTGGTACACAATCAACAGGGTTGTGCGAGGGAAAACTAAATAGAGCACCATACAAGGTGCCCTAATAAAATGTCTCAATTATATGCGTTTGGTAACAACCCCCTTTACTATTACAGCCAAAGCAGTGTGAGTATGACCAACACAGGGTCCACTTGGTCCAACACAGTAAGCCCTCCGTTTGCAACTCATGCCAGCTGCGTGACTGCTGCGGTCAACACTGTTGCCAATCCTGATAGTTTTTTGGCTGTAGCAAACACAGGTCAGTTTGCTTACAGTACCAACCTGTCAGGATCTTGGTACAGATATTACATTGACAATGGATATGTGAGTATCAAAAGACTGATAAACGCTGGAGGAAATTATATAGCAGTGGGACACAGGAAAAATCCCACCACACTGGAAGAACACGCTGTAATTTATGTGAGCAACAGTGGTGCCACAAGTGGCAGTTGGTACAAAGCATATGAACAAACTGACATATACAGTGGTCTCATGGATGTTGTCAACATCCCCAACACCAATACATTGATAGCAGGCGGTTATACAAATGGATTGAGCAATCCATTTTACTTGATAAGTTTGGATTTGGGTACCACTTGGCAAGTGCAAGGGAACACAAGTTTTTTGCCCAGTGCAATCTACAGTTTGTTGTATGCTGGAAATAAATTGTGGTTTGGTCACGCAGGCAGTGTGACCCTGTTGGACTTCCAACAAGGCAAATTGGTTTACAATCGCAACTGGCGCTTTCAAGATCAGCTCAAGCCTATTGTGAGAATGGCAGCCAACAGTGTGACCACACCCACCAATATTGTGGCATTGCAAAGCGGACAAATTCATTGGACCAGTACATTTTATGACTGGCAAATGATGAATTGGCCAGGATATGTTTTCACAGCAGTCACATTTTTCAATCAGCAGTGGCTTGTGGGTATCAGCAGCATGCTCAGCCAATATACTGGAGCACAATTGATTTTGCCTTCCACATTGGATTCCAGCGCACAATTGGTGGGATTCAACAACCAAACACAAACACATGAATTTGTGGTTGTGTGAGTCTTGCTCGTTGACAAGAGGTTGTGGCTGCCACAAACTTGCTTACAACAACATGGAGCTATAAAAAATGACTGGCGCAACAACTGCAAATTTTGGACCTGCAGACAAAGCCCGTATTACCAATCTCATCAATAGCGGTATTGATGTGATGCGTGAAATTGCCACCCTCAAGGAAGGGCTCAAAGACACAGTGGATGCGGTGGCACAAGAATTGGATGTGGAAAAAAAGGTTCTAAATCGCGCTATTAGATTGGCGTATAAGAAGAGCCAGCAAAATCAAAATCCCATTGAAGATGCACAGGAAGAGCTGGATACAGTAGAACAACTGTTGGCAGCCGCTGGAGTTTGATGGAAACATCCCTAATCCAATCTCTGTGCAAGGAATGCCGTGTTCGTCCTTGGCTTGTTTTCATGGAAATTTTGGGAACTGGGGCAAGCGTAATTGCTGCCCTAGTTCTCAGCCTGAATTTGATGCATATTTGGGCAGTGTATTGGTTATGGTTGATGGGTAGTTTGAGCCTTAGTTTGAGCAGTTGGTGGCGCAAAAATCTATTGCTTTTGGCATTGATGGTCTACTACACTGTTCTCAATATTTTGGGATTGTGGAATTTTTCATGACATATGTGGATGCTTTTTTAAATAGGGACAAAAATACTGTGGACGTTGTGGAACGTGTGAATGGACGCAGGGTCTACAACAGTTATCCCAGCAGATATGTAACTTACTTCCCCAGTGTCAAAGGCAAATACACCAGCATCTTTGGTGACAAACTGGACAAATATGAAACCACCAAACATGAAGATTTCCAACGTGAATTGCGTATGTTGCCCAAAGATCGTCAATTTGAAAGTGACATCAATCCCATCTTCCGTTGTTTTTATGACAATTACAAGGACTCACCAATTCCCAAATTACATGTGGCATTCTTCGATTTAGAGGTAGACTGGCACAAAGATCGAGGATTCAGCAGCACAGAAGAGGCATTCAATCCAATCACCGCAGTTAGTGTGTTTTGTGATTGGTTGGACACCAATTTCACTCTTGTAATCAAACCCAAGACCTACACTTGGGAACAAGCTACTGAAATATGTGACAAATTCGACAACACTGTGCTGTGTGAAGATGAAGCACAATTGATTGATGTGTTCCTCACATTGATTGAAGACGCAGACATACTCACAGGTTGGAATTCAGAGGGGTACGATATTCCCTATTTGCACAACCGTATTGTTCAGGTGCTCAGCAAAGAACACACCAAGAGGTTGTGTTTGTGGAACCGGTTTCCACGCAAAAGAGAATATGAAAGCTATGGCAAGCCCACTGTCACGTATGATTTGGTGGGCAGGGTGCATTTGGATTACTTGCAACTGTATCGCAAACATACCTATCATGAAATGCACAGTTATCGACTGGATTTTGTGGGCGAGTATGAGGTTGGAGAGAAGAAGGTGGCCTATGAAGGCAGCCTGGACAAACTTTACAATGAGGACTTTGAAAAGTTTATTGCCTATAACAGACAGGACGTCATGCTGTTGGTGAAAATTGATCGCAAGCTTCAATTTATCGAGTTGTGTAATGCGCTGGCACATGAAAATGGTGTGCTGTTGGCTACTACCATGGGCAGTGTGTTGTTGATTGACAATGCCATCACAAATGAAGCTCACAACTTGGGTTTGATTGTGCCTATTCGAACTAGGGATCATCAACCTGACACAACTGATGATCATGAGGATGAGGACAGCGAGCCCAGAGGCATTGTGGGTGCATATGTGGCCGATCCAGTTCAGGGCATGCATGAATGGATTGGTGGTGTGGACATCAACAGTCTGTATCCCAGCACCATCCGTAGTTTGAACATGAGCAAAGAAACTGTTGTGGGTCAGATCAGGTCCACCAGCACTGATCGTTTGATCAATCATCGTATTCACAAAGAAAAGCGCAGTTTTGCTGACAGCTGGAACGAAATGTTTGGCACCTTGGAATACAACCAGGTGCTCAACAGAGAACTTGTGATGCTTACTGTGGATTTTGAAGATGGCACGACTGCTGAATTGAGTGGTGATGAACTCTATCAGTGGGTGTTTGAGAATCCCAAACGACAATTGACCATCAGTGCCAATGGTACTATTTTTGATGTGAGCAAGGATGGTGTTGTGCCAGGATTGCTGGCACGTTGGTACAAAGAGCGTAAAGAGATTCAAGCTGAAGCCAAAAAATACGCCAAGATGGCTGATGAGGAGACTGATGACGCCAAGAAAGCAGAATACAAAGAATTGGCAGAATTCTACGACAGAAGGCAGTTGATCAAGAAAATTCTGCTAAATTCGCTGTATGGCGCAGTAGGCAATTCTGCAAGTCTGTATTTTGATAATCGCATAGCTCAGAGCACTACACTCACAGGTAGATGTATTGTGAAACACATGGGCAGCAAAATAAATGAGGTCATCTCTGGGAATTATCACCACAAAGGGGATGCTGTTGTGTACGGCGATACAGATTCGGTTGCAGCAGATAGTATCGTTCGAACTAGCATAGGCGATAAGGCAATCGAAGACCTGTTTATGGCCGGAGATGTATTTTGGCAGGAGGGTGATAAAGAGTATTCTCAAAATAAACACATAAAGGTGGTTAGCTATGACCATCAAAAGGAAACGGTCACACAATCGCCCTATCTTTATGTTTATAGACATAAGGTCAAAAAAAAGAAATATCGAATCACAACAGCTAATGGAAAAAGTGTTGTAGTAACTGAAGATCACAGTATAATGGTTCTTCAAGATGGTATGCTTGTAGAGAAAAAACCAGCAGAGCTCACAAAGCATGATGTAATTGTTACCTCCCGCCGCGGAAAGCCAGGGTGCTAGAGCCCCTGGATGGATAGCGGCTTTTTGAATAGATTATATAAATAGATTTATGAAACAGCGATATCGCTATAGGATTTATCCAACACCTGCTCAAGAACAACAGATGCGTTCTGTGGGCGGAGCAGTGCGATATCTATACAATCATTTCCTCAAGATCAACATTGATGAATATCAGTTGACCAAAAAGTTTGTTTGGCAGTTTGACATGTGCAAACAACTGACTGAATTGAAGAAACACAACAAATGGTTATCAGATACCTACAGTCAAGTACTACAACAGAGCATAAGCGATTTGGATACAGCACTGAAAAATATCAAGAAAACAGGTGCTGGATTCCCACGGTTCAAAAGCAAATACACAACTCCTATAAGTTTTAGATATCAACAAAACGTGAGAGTTGACAACAACAAGCTATATCTACCCAAGATTGGTGATATCAAGATTGTACTCCATCGAGATCTTCCCAAGTTCAAAGGCGTGACTGTCACCCAAACACCACGTGGTTGGTATGCCTCATTTGTGGTTGATGTCTTGGAACTGCCATGGGTTCAAAACATAACCAATCCAGTGGGGGTGGATGTCAACAGCAAATTCACAGCACTATCAACGGGTGAGCTAGTTGCAAATCCCAAGCCATTGGTGAAAAAACAAGCACGTATCCGACTGCTACAACGCAAACTATCCAGAAAACAAAAAGCAAGTAGAAATAGAACCAAAGCAAAAACAAGACTGGCCCGAACCCATGATCTGGTTCGCTGCCAAAGACTGGACCATATACATCAGACAAGTGCGAGAATAGCCAAATCGCATGACCTGGTGTCAGTTGAAACACTGAAAATTGATGAGATGAGACGCAAGAGCAAGCCCACAGCCAAGTGCATCGCAGATGCTGGTTGGGCTATGCTGGCTGGTGCGTTGGCCTACAAGTGCCAAAGGCAAGGCCATCATCTTGTCAAGATCAATCAGTGGCTACCCAGTAGCAAGACCTGTAGTGCATGTGGCACCCGCAAAAGTCACATGGATCTCAAGCAAAGAGAATATCCTTGTGATCATTGCGGAATAACTCAGCACAGGGACACTAATGCAGCCATCAATATTCGCAACTGGGGACATCAACAATGGACACTAGATCATGCAGGGCAGGAACTGCCCCAAGCGCCTGTGGATGTGATCACAGATATTCTCGCCAATTGGGGTGAGATATCAGCCAGCACGATGAAGCAGGAAGCCACAGCCCTTTAGGGCGTGGTAGTTCACGACGAATCCGGTTATGCCAAATGGCTTGAATACAATAAGGAAAAATCCAAATCATCTAAAGTTGATTGGGTTATGGAGAAATTTGGCGTGGATCATGATCAAGCTTTAGAAATCATTGCAGCAAGATATAAATCAAGATATACTTCACAGGCGGAACAGACATTTATCGACATGTTCGAGCATGCACTTGGTGAGTCGATACAATACAGTGTCAAGAATAAACAATTTTGCATCTGGAACCCTTACCTCAATACCCCGTGTTTTTATGATATTGCTGACTCTAAACGGAAAAAAATTATTGAGTTCAATGGGGATTACTGGCATTGCAACCCAAGTAAGTATGCTGCCGATCATGTTTTGCGTCACACCGGAGCAACAGCCAAGCAAATTTGGGAAAGAGATTATCTCAAAAAGAAAGCGGCTTTGAATAAAGGCTTCAAAATTAAAATTGTTTGGGAAGGCGACTTTCAAAACAATCATGAAAAAATCCTAAAGGAGTGTGTAGAATGGTGGAACGAGAGCTAACAACCATAGATCAAATAGAATGCCTTGGCGAATTTGAGGATGAATATGTATATGATATTGGAATTGATGCGCATCATCCATACTTCTTTGCCAATGACATTTTAGTCCATAATTCAGTCTACTTCTCAGCATATCCTGTGATGAGCAAACTGGAAGAATTCAAGGATTTTGAATGGAGCAAGGAAGCCATTGTGCAACTGTATGACCAGATTGCAGACATTACCAACGATAGCTTTCCTGAATTTATGAAACAGGCATTCAATGTGCCCGAACATAAATGTGTTATCAAAGCTGGTAGAGAATTGGTGGCCAGCAAGGGTTTGTTTATTACCAAAAAACGGTATGCAGTTTTGATATACGACAAAGAAGGCAAACGCAAGGACTTGGATGGCAAGCTTGGTGAAATCAAGGCCATGGGTCTGGATCTCAAGCGCAGTGATACTCCCAAACCTGTGCAGGATTTTTTGAGTGATGTGTTGGTGTCAGTGTTGACTGATGCAACCAAACAACAAGTGTTTGACAAGATCAAGCAGTTCCGTGCTGAATTTGCCAGCTGGCCCAGTTGGTCCAAAGGCACTCCCAAACGTGTGAACAATCTTACCATGTATGGAGACATCAAACGCAATCAGGACGGCCTCAAGGATGTGTTCAGTAACAGGGGCGATGCCAAAAAGAAAACTATTCCAGGTCACGTGTTGGCCAGCCTAAACTACAACAATCTACGTGAAATCTACAACGACAACACCAGCATGCCCATCCAGGATGGATTCAAGGTAATTGTATGCAAATTGCGCAGCAATCCATTGGGCTTGACCAGTATTGCCTATCCGGTGGACCAACTTATCCTACCACAATGGTTCAAGGATTTGCCTTTTGACGATGAACTCATGAGTGAGACTTTGATTACCAAAAAGGTGGAGAATTTGTTGGGTGTGCTCAATTGGGATCTAAATGAAGCTCGAAACAATGAAAGTTTCGATCAACTGTTCACTTTTTGACAAATTGCAATGATTCATGGGCTATATAGTTGACCCCTATGAAAAAAAGGAAACAAAATTATGATCTCCCGTCTTAAGAATTGGGTTCGCACACTCATTTATGGCCATCAACCTACAAGTGTTGTTGTTGAACCATCAGGAGTGTATGTACCTCCTCATCCTATGAACCCTATTGTTGTTCAACCTTCCCCATCCAACACATCTGTTGCACCCATGGAAACTCCCCCAACAACTCCAACAGTCAAGACAAAGCGCCTCAAGACTTCCAGGAAGTCGCAGCCTGCTGATCAAGACAGTGGGAGCAAACCCAAGGCTACAAGAAAGCCCAAAAAAGTTGACACTGCCTCAATTCCCTAATATATAGGACCTATACTATTAGCAAAGGTCCTATGTTATGGATGATCTAGGTGATAGGCTCAAAGCCTATGAAACCCAAGAAACTTCCCGGAAGCTACTTCCGGGGGTTCCTGTTTATGCCAGGATAGATGGTAGATCATTCTCAAAGTTTACAAGAGATATGATCCGTCCATTTGACTCAAGACTGCATGACGCTATGGTTAGTGCTACACAACACTTGGTTGATCAATCTGGTGCAACTATCGGTTACACTGCCTCCGATGAAATCAGCCTGGGTTGGGCCTTGACTGATCACATGAGTCAAATGCTGTTTGATGGCAAGCTGCACAAACTTCACAGCGTGTTGGCCAGCATGGCAACTGTGGCATTTGTTAGAGCTGTTGCAGAAAACTTTGAGGATGCGGACAAATGGTTGGACAAAATGCCGCATTTTGATGCACGGGTGATGAGTGTGCCCAACTTGGATGAGCTGGCCAACTGCTTTCTATGGAGAAATTGGGACTGCACGAAAAATTCCATCAGCATGGCAGCCAGCCACTTTTATAGTCACAAAGAACTGGATGGCAAAAATTCAGCACAAAAGCAGGAAATGATGTGGCAAAAGGGCCAGAATTTCAACGATTACCCCTCAGAATTCAAGCGCGGAACATTTGTTCGACGCAGGAAGATCCAGCAAGAATTCAATCCAGCTGCGTGGGCCTTGATCCCGCTGGCACATCGTCCTCCATTGGATGAATTACTGCTGAGAACCCAAACCGTCAGCTATGATCTCCCTCCTTTGAGCAAGATCAACAACCGCGTAGAAGTTTTGTTTGACGACGCTGAGCCTAACAGTCTAAGCTAGCCAACTCCGCTCAGGATTAATTGGCAACAGCACATGCTCTATCAAAAGAGAATGAGACTGATAGAGCATGGCAAAACCACAAGAACTGTAGAGATTGGAAGTTTTGGCACAACAATGAATGGAAATCTCTAAACTATGGCAGTTGTCCCGATGCTCACTACACAAGTTGTTTTTGTTGTTCCACAAGACTATACTTGCGATAGTTTTCAACCCAAGGATCAACAGTGAGCACAACCAAGAAAGCAACCTCCAAGTATCATACTGCCCAAGAACTCAAAACTCTCTTTGAAGCTTTGAACTCAGCCCCCAGCTATCTCAGCAAGAGATTCATTTTGCTGCACATGCTGGGCTGGGATGAAGACAAACTGCGACTCAACATGCAACTGGTAGAGCAAGAAAAAGATCTTGCACGCATGGGCAAAACTGGCATTTGACATAGTGTCTACAGCCTATCACACTAACAAACAAGAATTTCAACAAGGGAACCATTTATGGCCACAATCAATATCAAGGATATCACACAGGATATCGTCAAAAATGCAGTCAGCACTGGCTTTTTTGATAAGATCAAAATCACAGCTGGCAAAAAATCCACCACAATCGAAGCCCTGGAAGGCAACAAGCAGGTTATTCTCAAGGGCGCAACACTCAATGCAGTGGACGGTTGGGATGGTGAATTTGGCTTGGCCAATCTCAGCTTGCTGAGCTCAATTGTCAATGACAGTGAATATGCACACAAAGACAGTGTGCTGGAAATGCAGTATCAGCAAAAGGGTGGTATTGATGTTCCCAGCGAGCTGCACTATACAAACAAAAGCAAGAGCTTTCTAGCCTATCGTTTTGTCAGCAAGGATCTGGTTCCTGATCAGCCCAAATACAATGAACCACCTTGGGATGTGGTGATCAAGCCCACCAAGAGTGGTATTCAGCAGTTCAATTGGGCAGCCAACAGTCTCAGCACTTATGAAAATTGCTTTATCCCCAAGACTGTGGATGGCAACCTCAAGTTCTTTATTGGTGAGGAAAACGGTGCCAACCAACGTGGTGGTGTGGTTTTTGCACACAATGTCACAGGTGATTTTGACAGCACATTCAAGTGGCCTATCGCACTTGTGAGCACCATCCTCAAGCTAGCAGACAGTGCAGACACTGAAATGAAGTTCAGCGTCAAGGGTGCAATTCAAATCGAGATCAACACTGGTCTTGCATCCTACAAATTTGTATTTCCTGCCCGAAGCAAATAACACATTTGGGGCGCTAGATGCGCCCCAAACTTTCTCGAGGATAATAGTATGAGTGTGGAAAATGAACGCAAATTATTGTTGGATGTCAATCGTGCCAACGAACTGTTGATTCAATTGCGCAAATGCACTGACGTGAAACTGTTTGATGTGACCCAAGGCTATTTGAATGGTGCAGGCAGAATCCGCCATATTGTTCCTCACAAACAATCACAAACAAATGCTGAAACCTATCTGTTCACCTACAAGGCGAGAGTGCAGGGCAGTGTGGTAGAAATTGAAACAGAGATCAGAACTCATGACTACCAAAAATTGTTTTTGATTGCCCATCCTTGGTTGGTGAAAACTCGTGCCAAATTCCAAGATGGCAATTATACTTGGGATATTGATTTCTTCCGCACTCCCAAACAGGGCACTATCTATCTTGCCATGGCTGAAGTGGAAATGCCAGAATTTGAAGTAGATTGCCCTGATATTCTGCCTATTCTGCAGGCATATGCTGTGAAATGGATTGACAATGGCGACAAGAGATTCAACAACAAAAATCTCTGCAATGCCAAAAAGGTTGCCAAAATCCTAGCCACATTTTGAAAGATTGTTCAATGAAAAAAATCCGGCCACCACTCAACAGTCCCAGATTGATTTGTGAGGAATGCAAAAATATTGCTCCCGCCCATGAGAAATGGGCTAACGACAATCAAGGGCAAGTGTTTTTGGTGGAAATGGACATGTGGCCCACCTACTACCAAGATGTGGCTGGTATTAGAGTGGAATTTTGCAGTTGTCTATGCGGTACAAAATGGCTGCAAAAAAAGAGGACTGAGCCTTGATTTATATACTACAATTGACTATGTTTAAACATGACAAACAAGGAGTTTTCTATTATGGTTGATCCTATTCGGATGATCTATGTGACCTTTCAACGTGAAGGTATCCATCGTTATCCAGCAGCTGGTACAGATCCAGCACTGGAACAAGTAAATTTTCTTCAATTTCCGCACCGCCACCTGTTCGTGTTCAAAGTAGGAATTGGTGTAAAACATTTGGACCGTGAAATCGAGTTCATCCTGTTCAAGCGTTGGCTGGAAGGTCTGTATGGTGACGGTACTCTACAACTGGATTTCAAGAGCTGTGAAATGATAGCTGAGGATCTATATGCAGCCATCAACGCCAAATATCCAGGTCGCACTGTGAGCATTGATGTGAGCGAAGATGGCGAGAATGGCGCTTGGTTGATGTGGAAGGCAGAATCCTGATCATGAATATCCTACCAAATATTTGGGTATTTGGATTGGAGCCACTGGACAACCGTTATACGGCCCAGTGGCACACCAATATTCCGCAAGAATTAGCCAACAAGGCCAGCAATCAGGCAAATATTTGCTCAATTAATGGTGTTCAAACATCCAGCAATACCACATCTGGTGCATTTTTGAATTTCAGTGATACCAATCGTTGGAAGAGCACACAGTTGGTGGAATTTCTCAACAAAATGGATGCTGGATTGACCACTCCAAATGATGTGTTTCTGTTTACAGATGCTTGGAACCCCGTGATCCTACAAATCAAATATATAAATGATCTGTTAGGATACAATTGGAAGATCCATGGGCTATGGCATTCTGGAGCCTACGACCCCACTGACATCCTAGGCTACAAAATGGCCAAGCCTTGGCCCTGGGAGTTTGAGCGCAGTGTATTCCATGCTTGTGATACAAACTGGTATGCCACAGATTTCCACAGACAAATGTTTTTGCGTAACTTGGGAATTGCTCAAGAGTTTCATCACAAGTCACAACTGAGTGGGCAACCACATGGCAGCATTGTAGAGCACATGAAGAAGGCAGCTGCCAACACCGCATCCAAACAGGGAGTTGTGTGGCCACATCGCTACAATGATGACAAACAACCTCAGATTGCTGAAGATCTGAGTGCTGCCATGCAATTGCCCTGGTGCATTACTCAAAAGCTTGATCTCAACAAGCATGACTATTATCAACAGTTGGCGAACAGCCAAGTGATTTTCAGTTGCAGTTTGCATGAAAACTTGGGCATCAGTATCATGGAAGCTGTTTTGGCAGATGTGATTCCTGTGCTGCCCAACAGGTGCTCCTATAGTGAGATGTATGCTGATGATTTCCTTTATCCCAGTGAGTGGACTGCCAACTATGAAAATTTTCAAGAGCACAAACAAAAGTTGGTGGATTTTATCCAATATCGTTTGGATCATCCCAAGAAATTCAACCGCCAACTGGCCAAACAGAAGAAAGTGCTGCTGCAACGATATCTTTCAGCTGATGTCATGTTTGACTCTATCGTGCAAGATATTGCAAACTCAACTCAAACCATATAAGATTTGTATATGAAAAAAATCACCAGTCCCAATCCACATTTGAAAAACTCCTATGAAAACATGAAACCTGTTGCTGGGAGAGACATGTGGACTACCAATCGTGATTTTGCCTGTTTTTTACCGAGTATCAGTGCGATCTATGCTAGGTTGGTCAGTCAACCCAACGAACGGACCATTTCTGGCTTGCCCAATGGACTGGATGATCTGAATTTCCTTCAGCCCAACACCAATTTGTTCTATTATCCTATTGCCCTCTACAGCAGTGGGCATAGTGTGTGGGATCTTGATCAAAGTGACATTCAAGAAGCCATGGTGCAAAAGCGTGATAAATCCAGCACAGTGATTGTGGGCGACAGTGGCGGTTATCAGATTGCCACTGGTGTGCTCAAATGGCCCTGGCAGAAGAAAAAAGATCAATCCGATCAAGATTGGACTAGGGACAAAGATACTATCAGGATGCAAATCCTGCGTTGGTTGGAACACACATGTGAATACAGCATGGTGCTAGACGTGCCCACAGGCAGCTTGCTCAAGTTTGGTAACCATCCCATCACGGGTGAAAATTTGCATCCTGGCGTGAAAAATTTCCGTGACTGTTTGAACAGCAGCATGGAAAATCATGATTTTTTCATCCGCAATCGCAAGGAAGGCAGAACAAAGTTTCTCAACGTCTTGCAGGGCCGTAATCAGGAAGAAGGTGACGTCTGGTGGGATGTGGTCAAGGATTTGCCGTTTGAAAGCTGGGCATATTCCAATGTGCAAGCCAGCAACTTTGCCATCAATCTTCGCAGGATCATCATCATGCGTGATGGCAAATATTTGGATGGCAGAGACTGGGTCCACTATCTGGGCAATGGCAAAATCAAGGCTGGTTGTGCGTTGACAACCTTACAACGGGCCTGGAGAAAATTTATAAATCCCAACGTGACTCTCAGTTATGACGCAGCCAGTCCGTTTGTGAATGTGGCCAAGGGTAACATATACTACAGTTGGGAAGTATCTCCACAAAGCATTGCCTACAAGGGTGGTGCTGTACCTGACCAAAAAGAGCTCAAAGGCAGCCAGGAACTGTTTCAGGACTGGATTGACAGATATAACACCAAATGGACTCGTCGCACCAGCGAGGTAGCCAAAAAAGTCACAATTGGTGATATTTGTGTCAAGGGGTATGAGGATCTTAACTTCAAGAAAGTTGCTTTTACTCAACGAGAATTGGAAAGCGAAAGCTACAAGCAGAGCTTGGAAGCCATTCATGGTGAAAAATTCCGATTCAGTGATGAATATCGTCAATATCTCATGCATGAACACCAAGAACATGGTAATCAATTGTTTGGTTGGGGCAAGCAAGAATTTGCAGAACATGAGAAATATCAGGTCAAATGGCCCAGCAGCATGGATGGATTGAGCTATGTGTTGGGCATGAGCCACAATGTGGAATTGCATATTGACGCCATTCAACATGCTTGCGCCATGCAAGATCTACCCATCAACAAACGCAAGCAACATGTGAGTTCAGATCTTATAGAATTTGCTGGTGGTCTTTGTGAACAAATACTAACTTCAGAAAAACCCATGGATTTAATTGACAAACATGCTCGCATGCTAACAAAAATTACAGGCATGGACGCTGACAATAATATCAGCATGGATTTTAATCTATTTGCTTGACAATTCTCAACTACACATATTATCTTTTGGAATCATATGAAAACATTACATCAACTCAGTCGTCAATATCGTCAACAGTTGGCACATAAGAAGAAATTGCGTGATCAAGTTCAGGATCTCAAAAGTAAGGTTGACGACATCAATCGAGCTATTGAACAATTGAACAGACAACTTGCCAGTACCAAAGTATTAATTGATTACTGTGTGGTCACTGGGGAATCACCAGCTGAAGCCATTCTCAGAAATACTCACGAGCAAATACAACAAACAGTGATCGATATTAGGGGTTATGATTATTCCACTAATGAGTATTTGCAAGCAGGCAACGTAAAAGTCAACAACGGTCTATCACACCAAAGCATAACTGTGACTCCAATTTCCACATTGAATACTGGTGTTTATCTTGGTTCATCAGGTGTGGGCGGTAGTATGATGGGGTCAAGTTTGCCGGGAGTTTGAGATCTGTTGAAAATTTTGCTATAAATAGTATGCTACACAAAGGTAGCAAACCGGTCACAATGACCCGTTGAGCATGAACGATAGATGCTAACCTAGGAGAAACATCATGAGTTACAATCGAACAAAATGTGATGCCCAATTGGGGAAACAAGTGCATGAATATTTGGTAAAAATGGGTGTGGAAACGCCCAGCATTGCCAGAGAACTCAGTCGCACTGACAAAATTGACATCATCCAGCAAAAATTCCAGGACATTATGATAGCTCTTGGACTGGACATTGGGGATGACAGCCTGGCAGAAACACCCTTGCGCTATGCAAAAATGCTTGTTAACGAAACAATGTGGGGATTGGATTGGGACGCTTTTCCCAAATGCACTACTGTGGAAAACAAAATGGGCTACGATGAAATGGTAGTTGAGAAAAATATTACCATAAAGAGCAATTGTGAGCATCATTTTGTACCTATTGTGGGGCTGGCCCATGTGGCTTACATTCCCGACAACAAAGTTCTGGGATTGAGTAAAATTCCCCGCATTTGTGAATATTTTGCCCGCAGACCACAAATACAAGAAAGACTCACTGAACAAATTTTTCACACGCTGGCTTTTGTTCTTGAAACGCACAACATTGCTGTGGTAGTAGATGCCAGACATTTGTGTGTGAGTCACAGAGGTGTGGAAGACACCAATGCTCACACAATTACCAGCAAGTTGGGTGGATGTTTCAAATCTGATCCTGCTGCTAGAGCAGAATTCATGCAGGCTATCACAAGATTATCTCCATGATCAGTTGGCAACACAACAAATTTGTAAACTATACACCTGATTTGCCTGACAGCATCAGGTGTAAATTTCTATATAACAGTGTTAAAGTGGAGTTTGAACATACACTTGTTAACGGATATTGGAACAAAAATGAAAATTATGACCAATTATGGGTGTGGTGTAACACACATTGCAGCAGTTTGTTCACTTGTATCAAACAAGACAACATGACATCCTTGTTTATGTTTGATTCTACAGATGACATGAAAAAATTCACCAATCACTTGCAAACAATCGGAGGCAACCAACATGGTACAAGAAACCAGCAAGGCCATCATACGACGCATGCATGACTGGCGTTTCGCTTCTAGATACCTTGTGGGCACAGGTATTGACATTGGCAGCGGTCAGGACGGATTGAGCCGTTACTCAAGATTTTTTCCTGGGTTGCAAACTGTGTATGATTGGGATCTGCCACAAGGTGACGCACATATTATGCAAGGCGTAGCTGACAGTAGCATGGATTTTGTACACAGCAGCCATTGTTTGGAACACATGCACGATCCTAGACTGGCCATGGAAAATTGGTGCAGAATTCTAAGATGCGGAGGTTATATGATATTGTTGGTGCCGGATGAAGACTTGTATGAACAAGGCCACTGGCCCAGCATCTACAACTCTGACCATAAAACCACATGGACGATTCACAAATCCCATTCGTGGTGTCCAGCAAGCATCAATTGCACTCAATTCTTTGGCGAATTTCCGCAGTTGCGTATAATCAAAATGGAATTATTGGATGCCACTTTTGATTATAGTTTGACCAACCAGGATCAAACGCTCTCCCCCATTGGTGAATGTGCTATTGAAATTATTTTGCAAAAACAAGGAATTATCTAGTGGTGAACAATACGTCCAAGAAAAATTTTGTAATATATGGTACGCCTGGAGATATAATTTATAGCTTGTCAGTTGTGAAGATGTTGGGGGGTGGCAACATGTATATGCGAATGAATTATCTTGATGAGTTTTGCAAGAAGGTATTAAATTGGAATGTGAATCCGCCCACAAACCGACCTACTGTAAATGATTACAACAACATCGAACCATTATTACGATATCAATCTTATATAGACACTGTTGATATTTGGCAGCCAAACATACATATTGATTACGATCTTTTAGAAAGCAATTTTCCCTATGTAGTCCCTAATGGCTGGCAAGGCAATCAAACTCAAATTTATGGACTAGCGGTGGGATATGATATAACTTACCCACAAATAAGTGTGTCATTGTTACATGAACCATGGTTAACACCTGTCGATCCTATAAAAATATCCAACAAGTATATCCTAATCAATAGAACTCCCCGTCATCGTCATCTAGGTCCGCACCAATACTACAAGGACTTGTACAAACAAGGTTTGATGAAATATGCGTTGTTTGTGGGATCGCCCATTGAACATCAAGAGTTTGAAGCAGATCATGATATAAAAATAGATTATTATCCAACTACCAATCTTTTGGAACTAGCACGGCTCATACAGGGTGCGGAATATTTCGTAGGCAATCAAAGTTGCCCCCTGTCAATTGCCATTGGGTTGGGCAAATCGTACCAATGTGAGCCCAATCAAGCTACTTTGACTCCCACTCCTCATGGATTAGGCGGTGATTGTTGGTTTCCCAGAATCAATGGCAAATATTTTTAAAGGAGAGATCTAAATGTACGCCCTCTTTACCATTTACAATGAAAGTTTTGCCCAACTAAATTCCCATACATGGAACAAAAACAAGCTACTATATGCAAAACAACATGATTATGAAACATTTGTAAGAGATGACTGGACAAGCAATTATGATCGAATATATCAAATCAAAAATATTTTTGAAACCAGGCCTGATATATCCTGGATTTGGTATACTGATTCTGATGTAATTGTTACTAATTTTCAAACAACAATTGAAAGTAAAATTGTTTCCACACACCATGTGGTGGTATCAACTGATGTCAACGGGATAAATTGCGGAAGTATGCTTTTGCGAAATAGTCCTCAAACCATATCATTTCTAACAGATATAATTGGTATTGAAGACATGGCCCAAGAACATTGGGATAAAGAACAATGGGCGTTTAGCAATCTTTGTGGATTTCCAGAAACTTGTGACCCTGCATGGCCATCAGGCAAAAACCTAGTAGTTGCAGATAAATATAAAGATATTGTGTATATTGTACCGCAAAGATACCTCAACAGTTACGATTATTCTTTGTACCCTTGGCACAAAGATACCCGTGATAAATTATTAGAAGATGGTAATTGGCTTCTTGGTGATTGGGCATTACATTGGCCAGGGGTTACTATTGATACTAGACTATCATTATTTGATAAAATTCAAACAAATATACATAGATAGGTGAACTACCACAACGCCCCCTGGAGACTGTGACTAGACCGTGGTGGTTGACATATCATATCCTGCCCCTTCTAAGCAGATGCCCGCTTGCCACACAAACTTTTTGGTCAATTGGAACTGGTTGTAGAGATATTGCCTTGCTCTGTACACAGACTGGACCTCTTGTTCTTGTTGCGGGTTGGATAAATTCGATATCTGTATCGCAATTTCATATATCTATTTATATAATTCAGTCAATCGCCGCTATCCATCCAGGGGCTAAAGCGCCCTGGCTTTCCGCGGCGGGACGTCAAAGTTGATGAATATTTCCCTCAAGCAATAGTCAACAATATTGACAAATATTCACATTTGATAATACCAGGCGCACACATTTCAGTGCCTGAATTATTAGATACTTGAAACCTCATTTATTTAAGAGACACAAATGCTAAATTGGACTATAGACGATATGCTCATTCAAACCAATCAGAGAAAAGATAGTTTTGAACTGATGCTGAATCATCTCAAAAATCAATCCAATCCCCTTATTATTGAAACTGGATGTGCTAGATCAATACATGGTAGTTTGGAAATGGGTTTTTATGGTGATGGAAATAGCACCTTGATTTTTGACAAATTCATAAGCGAACATGGAGGTGAATTGTTTACAGTTGACAAGGATCCTATCCATCTATTGCATACTAAGAGGATGACAGGTCCCCAATCAACTCTTGTTTGTCAAGACAGTGTCAAATTTTTATGGGATATGCAGGCAAAATTGGCTGCCCAAGACCAATTTGTTGATCTATTGTATTTAGATAGCTATGATTTAGATCCCAAAAATCATCATCCTAGTGCATTGCATCATTTGAAAGAACTACTAGCCATTAGGACTAGGTTAAAATCAGGCAGTATGATTGCAGTTGATGATAATTTGGGAACTCCCCATAACCGGCAGGGTAAAGGCGCATACATAGAAGAATTCATGCAAAATATTGGAATCCCTCTCAAGTATGACGGTTATCAATTAATTTGGGTGCTCTAACGATTTGGGCAATCAATCGCCGCTGCGGCGATTGATTGAAATATTTGATATATATATATTGCATTTTTGTCAAAGGTCCTGTACTAATAATATTAGTGATGTAGCAAAAGCCCTCACGGCTTGGGATATCCCGGTAGCAATACCGCAGGGACTAGGGCAGGAAGTGCCACGAGTCCGTAAAAAATATCGCCTGTGGATCGGAACACACCAATGCCTAAACTTATTGGAAAAATAGTGAACTGGAATCTAGCAGGAAGCCACAGCCCTTTAGGGCGTGGTAGTTCACAAGGTTTAAAATTTGATGTAATAATCATATATTTGAATGGAAACATATTGATCAAAGTATATGGAAAATCCAAGATCTTGACTTATTCAAGTTGCTACAACAAACTTATTTGAAAAATACTGGAGATAATTAATGTTTGGACATAATTCAATCGTCGGTCAAAAATATTTTGAGCAAGCTGGTGACAAGCTGTTTGTGACTTCCATTTTTTTCACACTGCAAGGAGAAGGCCCCTATCGTGGGGAGCCAGCAGTGTTTGTGCGACTGGCCAAATGCCAACTTGCGTGTAGTTTCTGCGACACTTTTTTCGATGATGGTGATTGGCTGACTATTCCAGAGATTGAACAGATAATTGATGACGAAATCAACAAATATTTTGATGGAAAAGTGCCAGCATGGGCTGAAGATTATTGGGGTGGGGTTGATTTTGAAGGTGAACCATCTCTAGCGCAATCAGCTTTGAAAAAAAAGGACATGGTGCTAGTGCTAACTGGTGGCGAACCCATGTTGCAGAAAAATATTGTCCCATTTCTGGAGCGTATGAACAAACGGTTTGCTAAAACTCAGATTGAAAGTAATGGATTAATTGTTCAAGATATTCCTCCTGAAACAACATTGGTTGTAAGCCCCAAGTGCAGTGAAAAGCAGGGCAAGGCTGTCAAATACTTGGAACCCAAGTCTGAAATGTTGGCTAGGGCTGATTGTTTGAAGTTTGTGATGAGCGCTGATCCAGATAGCCCTTATACCAGTATACCACAATGGGCACATGATTGGCACGAGAAAACTGGCAAGCCTGTGTTTGTAAGTCCCATGAACATATACAATCAAGAGCCGCAAAAGAGCAAACAACTGCGAGCTCAAAAAAATCAAATCACGCTAGAAGAGCGCAGCACAGTTGACGAAAAAATTAGTTTTTGGACTCCTGGTCTTTTGAATATGCAAGTCAATCAACAAAATCACGAATATGCAGCTGGTTATGCACTCAAACATGGGCTTATTTTTCAAGTGCAAATCCATTTGCTGGCAAGCATGGCTTGATCAGATGAGCATCCCCATATATTTTGATTTGTATGACGTACAAGGTCGTATCCTAGCCAGAAACAGGAGTTTTTTCACCATCAGCTACACTGACCGCCCAGGAGATTTGACCATGCTCAGCAAGCGGATACAGGAATGTTGTTTGAGTGATCATGCAAAATATGTGCATGCTGACGTGAGATATATTGTAGCTCACAGCGCAGCCGATTATATGTTTGACGTTCAAGAGCCATGGGCCATCTTGCCCAATCGATACAAAGAGAGACCAAACATTGAAAATACCCAAAATACCATTTGATTTATTACCCACTAGCTGGGGACTCAAGGGCAAAAGTCGCCAACGTGCAAGGGCCGAATATGAACTTGTGGGCTATGAACTAGCGTGCAAATTGGCTGAAATTGACAGTGTGGATGAACTTGATCTTCAACTGCGATTGTTGGATATCAAACTGCAATACAAAATACTAACGGAATATGACCACGCACATCAAAAAGCAGAACTGTGTTTATCGGACGTGGCGTTGTCTGAACAGAAATTATTGGTTGATTTAAAATACAATCGTATCAGCAAACAGCAATATGACAAGCAATTGGCGGACATCAAAAACGAACCATGGGTGTGTATCACAGACGTCAAATGGAACCCTAATGACCCCAGCCGCAGTTATTTTGAATTGGACTATAACGAACACTTTATACATTTATTACGCGCACATGATTATCATGGAACAACTCCTGAGGAATTGGTGGAAAAATGGTTGAATCAGGTTTGCAAAAGTGTTGCTTGGGATATGGAATTGGAAGATCCTGGGTTTGTGAGTGAAGCTCTTAATATCCGTAAGAACAAAAATCCCAACAATCTAACTGAATATAGTTAGAACGAACATGATCCTGTTTGACATAATCAGAATGTGCTTTTAAGATGGCTTGGTGATGCAATATCATGCTGAATGCTCCTGAATAGCGTTTAGAGTGGTCAGCTTGGTTGTAGACTCGTGGACCACACTTATTAATGTTGACACACGGGCATCAATAACTTATTGTTATACTCGAAGGAGGAACTTTGATGGCCACCTACGTCATTGTCGATTTGAGTAATTTGGCACTTCGCGTCAGATATGGCATGCGCGCTCCAGATATGAATGCCACCATAGGTCTGGCCATGCACGTTATATTCAATAGTATACGCCAGGTATGGAAACAGTTTGATGCCAATCATACAGTTTTTGCACTGGAAGGTAGAAGCTGGCGCAAAGATGTGTATCAACCTTACAAAGCCAATAGAAAAATACAAGCAGCTGCTCGTTCCGTTCAAGAAGTAGAGGACGATCAGTTGTTTTTTGATGCTCTCAATGACCTTATAGTATTTTTGCGAGATCGTACAAATACCAGTGTGCTAAGGCACAGCCAGGCTGAAGCTGATGATATGATAGCCAGATGGATTGATCTACATCCCCTTGATCAACATGTGATTGTGAGCACTGACAGTGATTTTTTGCAGTTGATCCAAGAAAATGTACGAGTCTACAACGGGATTGCAGGCATACTTTACACACACATGGGAGTTTTTGACAAGGATGGTCACATAGCTCAACACAAAGGACAGCCCATGCAAGTGCCTGATCCTGAATGGCTGTTGTTTGAAAAATGCATGCGCGGAGATGCCAGTGACAACATCATGAGTGCCTATCCAGGAGTAAGAAAGAAAAAACTGCTGGAAGCTTTTGATAACCGGCATCAACAAGGATTTGCATGGAACAATCTCATGCTCAGTAAATGGATCGATCACGATGGGCATGAAGTTTGTGTGAGAGATGCTTACCAACGAAATCAAATGCTGATTGATCTGCATGCCCAACCTGTTCACCTACAACAGCAGTTTGATCAAACTATCAGGGAAACTGTGAGTATTCCAGCACAGTCTCAAGTGGGCTTCAATCTGATCAAATTTGCACACAGTTGGGGACTGGTGCGTGTGGCCGACCATGCAAGTGACTACAGCGCTTGTTTGAGTCAACCCTATACTGGAAGTTGTGCCAACACTTTTTGACACAATAGTTGGGTTGGATTAAAATGGTGGGTGAACACACATACAAATAGAGTGGACTATGTCACAGCCAATTTTGATAAAAGCACACCCAATGGGTGATAATACATGGATTTTACATGACCCAGTGGGTCGTGTGGGCTTGCTGAGCGTTAGCGATCAAAAATACAAATTTCTGGGCAAGGGCACTCAAACAACATCCATGGATGTGGCATCCTTGGAAAGCATGATGAATTGGCACATATGTTTTATCAAGCCACCAGCCCAAATCCTGAGCAAACTGGATCAATTTATGATTGATCATATGCCCATCAAACATGCTGATCCACAAAATATTCAACTGGAGCCTTGGATATCATATACCAAAACCAGCAGCAGTTCCATACGATTTGCTGCTGGATGGTGGGCAATTTTGTTCAACCATTGGCAAGGGGCTTTTTGTCCCAAGATTTCCACTCTGGACAGCCATGAACATGTGGGACCCTTTTCCAACAAATTGGAATTGAATACAATACTATCGGCCAAAAATCAAAAATTGGATTGAATGTCATGAGCACATGGAATACCACAGCAGTGGACACATTTCTCCGCACTGTCAAAACAGCACGTGACTACAATAGCCGTGAAATCAGATTGAGCATACAAGATGCAGAATCGTTGAGCATCAGCCTGGCCCTCATGCTCAACCAAGAAAGAGAATTGGTCATGCGCATTATGAAATTACAAGACCAGTTGTTGAGCGTGCAAACACCAGGCACAAACGTAAATTTTTCTGGAGGCAGTTTTTAATGCAACAGAAACCCATTGTTGATAGTAAATTCCTTAACTTGTTGGAATTATTGCCTCCATTGGATTTACACCAAGGACCTTGGATATCAGGTGGATGTGCACGAAAACTCTGGTGCAACCAACCATGGACAACCGGCGACATAGATGTATGGTTTAGGGACGAGCAGCAGCGACTCAATTGGAGCTGTCAATTGCATGGGAATTGCAGGGGTTGGCAACATAATAGTGCCGAACTAATACAAGTTTGCGATAGTGATAATGCCACAACCTACCAGATCTTACTGCCTCCCAAGGATAACAAATGGCAAACACATTGTCTCCTCCAGGAGGAACAGCCAGTCAAGATCCTGCTGGAATCAATCGGTCGCCAGGCCAAACCCTTGGTCACACATGATGAATTCTGCTTGCAATTAATTCGTGCTAGATATGTTGCCAATTTACACCAACTTTGGCAGGATTTTGATTTCACAGTGTGTTGTGTGGCCTTGGATGGCACAACATTGTATGCAGATGATGCAGCTGTAACACACATGCACAACAATCAATTGCATGTGAGGGATGGTATGGAACACATCAATCTACCCTTGCGTATTTTGAAGTATTACGCTTATGGGTTGGATGCAGAGGATGAGTTATTGTTGTATGCGGCGCAAAAAATAAGCCAAGGAGATTGGACGTGGCCAGTTCAATACTAGAGATTGACAATATCATATGTGCCAGCCAACTGAGTGGTCAGCCTGTGACTGATCATGTGCTATGGACAGATAACAAATTATATCCGCTGGCTGCGGTGGACCATTGGATCATGCCCAAAAGGATTTTTGTGATTCAATGGTATTGGCTCATGTTGCAGGGCAGACTGGGTATTGCATGTATGGATTTGGAAAATTGGAATGCCCAGTTGCAGATGTTCAATAGACATATTGCGCACACACAGGATGTGCACCATTTGAATCTCATGGACACAATCCATGTGTATGTGAAAAAAAGATACAAATCTACCAACTGGGAAGAACAATATCGCATGTTCCATCTCGCGTTGGAGGGATGGAACCCTTGTTGAACATGTAGAATGTGCGCACACTAACACAATATCTAATTTTTTCATATGTGGTATCCCGTTGCATAGCATGTAGCAGGAGAGGCGCATTGCTTGGCCTGTCAGGCAGCTGTTCATTTTCTCGAAAAAATAAATACACAACACCCAAGAGAGACAGCCATGAGCAGACCCAAGCCTCGAATTTTGATGACCAGCACCAACAACAAAACCTATGTGAGCGAACAGGTGATAGTTGTCAAATGTTTTTATACAGTTTGCTATGACGGACAGCCCATTAGTTTAAAATCTATCCACAGTTTGTTGAGCGACCAAGCACCCAAATATCGCAAAACATGTTTTCCTGAATCACCAGGACACGCGCTCAATTTGGCTGCCAAACTAAATCAAATGTTCCGCACGGACAAATTTCAGGTTTTTGAGATGCAGCCCCTGGTTTGTGTGGACCCTGTCAAAAGCAAAAACAAAAATTGATCCAACACCTACAAGATCAGATCATTCAACAGCTTGTTTGCCTTTGCTCGCATCAAGATCCTCACTGTGAATGGTGGGACAGCCACCCTCCTGCGATCCAACAAATATTTTTCAACAACCACTCACTCAAGCTAACATATGTGGGATTCCAAGTTCTCAGCAAATTGTATCAATATTGGGCATGTGATCTGCCACCAAACTGGCCAGTTATGTGCAATCAGGGACAAACTTTGCTGCGCCTCCACCACGATATACACATGCCCTACTATTGGAATCACAAAAAGTTCTATGTTTTTTGTCAAACCACTGCTTTTGAAATGCAAATCATGGGCATGGAACAGTGGATCAAAAACCACTGAAAATCCATGATTGACACATTCTTGTTTGCGTGTATATTGGGTATATTAGTGGAACAAGGAATGGCCCAATGAGCACCAAGATCAACACAATTACGTCAGTGAGCCCCAGCCGGCTCAAGAGTATGATTATTCATTCGATTGAAAGGCGTAGGCCTTTGTTCATCAGTGGTCCTCCAGGCATTGGCAAGAGTGATGTGGTTGCAGAAGTAGCACGCATGCAGAACCGTCCATTGATTGACATTCGGCTTCCACTGCTGGAAGCCACTGATATTCGTGGTCTGCCACACTTGGCAGAAGTGACTATTCGTGATGCAGAAGGCAATCTGGTCATGAACGAGAGCAACGTGCCTCTTACTGAAAAGGTGTTCAAGTGGAGCACGCCCAGCGATCTGCCCACTGATCCCAACAGCAGGGCATTGGTGTTTTTTGATGAGATGAGTTCTGCCCCGCCCTCAGTGCAGGCTGCAACCTATCAGATCATTCTCAATCGAAAGATTGGCACATATGAGCTGCCTGATGATGTGGTGATTGTGGCAGCCGGCAACCGTGTCAAGGACAAGGGGGTTGCCTACAACATGCCCACACCCCTGGCCAATCGTTTCATTCATACTACTCTGCATGTGGATTTTGACGATTGGCAGGAATGGGCCATTCTCAATCGCATCCATCAGGATGTTGTGGGTTACCTTACCTTTCAGCCCAATGACCTGTTTGATTTTGATCCACGTCGAGAAAGCTATGCTTTTGCTACGCCACGTAGTTGGAGTTTTGTGAGTGATCTCATCTACGAACGCAAGGCAGATGGAACCCTGGGTGACACAAGCCTACCTGCTGACATCCTGGGCGACATGATCAAGGGCACAGTGGGTGAAGGACCTGCCATCAAATTCCTTACCTATCGCAAGCAGGCAAACAACTTGCCTCGTGCCCGGGATATCCTGGATGGTACTGTTACCCAGCTCAAGGTCAAGCAAATTGACATCATGTATTCGTTGAGCACCAGCCTTGTTTATGCACTCATGGATGACAACAACAAGGCTGTGGCAGCAGCCAAGAATGGGGACAAAAATAGTCATGTCACAGTGTTTGAGCACACCAACAATTTTTTCCAGTTTATCATGGATAACTTTGAAGATGAGCTGGTAGTGATGGCTGCGCGATCGTTTATGCTGAGCACACGCACCAACCCAATTCGTGTAAACATGATCAAGAATTGGCCAACGTTTGTGAAAAAATACAGTCAACTGCTACCCAGCTTTAATTACTGAAACACTGACAAGGGAGCCACAGCCCTAGAGGGCTGTGGTAGTTCACACTGGATAGCATAATGGGAGATATTTTATGAGCACCAACACTGACATTCTGATCAATATCAAGAAGGCCCGACTGGACCTATTGTTGAACCATCCGTTTTTTGGATCTCTGATCATGCAGATGCCTTTGCAAGAAGTCACCTGGTGCCCTACTGCGGCTGTGGATGGTAGATACATCTATTGGAATCGTGAGTTTTTCAAGGGGTTGACAGTACCGGAAATCATTTTTGTTCTGGCCCATGAAATAATGCACATTGCTTATGACCACCTGGGGCGTCGCAGCCATCGAGATCCAGAATACTGGAATATGGCCAATGACTATGTGATCAATAGCATGCTCCACAACGAAAAGATCGGCGTTATGCCCACCAAGACCGTGCCAGACAAGGATGGTAACGGTACAGTCAGTCAGCGAGTGGGTCTATATGACAAACGTTATCAAGGCTGGACAAGTGAAGCAGTGTATGACGATCTGCAAAAGCGTAAAGTCTCCAAACAACTTACTTTGGATGTGCATCTGGAGCTGGGTAATGATCAGCTGGGAGAAAAAGGCAGGAGCACCCAGGATTCACAAGGTACACCTGTTGTTATGTCTGAAAATGAGCTCAAGGACATCAGAGATGAACTCAAAACCAAGATTTTACAGGCTGCTCAGGCTGCTCAAGCGGCAGGCAGTTTGCCTGCCGGTATTGCACGTTTGGTGGATCACCTGGTGGAAGCCAAGATCAACTGGCGTGATTATATTCAACAGAGCATCCAAAGCCAGCTCACAGCAGATTATGCCTGGCACAAACCCAGCCGTAGGCACATGGGCAGCGATATTATCTTCCCCAGTTTGATCAAGGAGGATACAATAGACGTGGAAATCAGCATTGACCAAAGTGGTAGTATTACCCGAGAAATGGCGCGTGACTTCCTAAGTGAGGTTATGGGAATTACGCAACAATATTCATCATATCAGATTGCAGTAAGCACGTTCGATACAAAACTGTATAATCGGCAGGTGTTTACTGAGGACAACATTGATGACATGCTCACTTATGAACCCAAGGGCGGGGGTGGCACTCGAATTTCAGTGGTGTTTGACTATTTGAAGAAAAACGACATTGAACCCAAACTGCTGATAATCTTCACTGACCTGGAAGACAACGACCATGGAGATCCCAACTACTGCGATACACTTTGGTTAATCAATAACCCCTGGGACAAGAAAATCCTACCTCAACATGGATCTTGGGTGCGATATGAACAGGCTCAGGGGGTTACCGAAACAGGCTCGGTTTAAAACCTAGCCCGGCCCTATATTGGTTCACATGTGAAACTCATGTGCTATCATGATTGTGTGTTGCTTGGTTGTGTACACCCTATTTGTCCACCCTCATGTGCCCAACAAGTGACCACCTCTATATATCATATGGTATCGAAACATAACTGGTGCTAGGATATATGACCACAGTTGGCAAAAAAGAGCCTACAGATTCAAGGGCTCTAGCCCTCTGGCTTTCCGCGGCGAGCAATAATTTGACATAACCACACTCTGCTAGATATAATCAATCATGACTGATTCAACTGACCTGCAAACTCAACTCACAGAACTTGCTGTGCTACTCACAGGCAAGGTTGCAGAAATGCTGGCATATGCTGCCAAGGACATGGAACCCAGCAAGCGTGAAAAAATCTATCAGATGCTGGAAGACAGTCTAGCCACAGTGGTCACCAACACTTTGTTCAAGACACCTATACTTCATAATACAAGAGGTATAGATCATTTGCGAGCCAACATGGATAGTTATGCTCACCAATTTGCACAGAGTTTTATCAAAAATGACATGTGACAACTCTTAAATATGTTGTGAACTATCTTGTAACAATAGAATTCCCCAGCAACGATAGATTAGTGGACCTCAAGTTAGCCTTTTTGGAGAGCAAACTTGAGGACCTCTATGACGGTATCATCTTTGAGGTGCAGCACAACAGTGATCACAAACCCATCAAGGTCAACATTCAATTCCGCAACCAGGAGGATCATCTGCATTGGTTGTTGAGTCAACCCATGTCCATGTTCCCATCCTAATTGATCCTCACGATAGATGGTTTGACATTGTAGACCAGGGTGTTATAATCTTCACATGAAAGATGAAATTTTTGTTTGCTTTGACGTAGAAAGCGATGGTCCCATACCAGGCGAATATAGCATGCTAAGCATGGGGGCAGTAGCCTTGAACAACCAAGGTGTTGAACTAGGCACATTTGATGTGAATTTGCATCTCTTGCCAGGAGCTCAACAAGATCCCAACACCATGGCATGGTGGGCCCGCAACCAGGACGCATATGATGATACCAGGATCAACCTTCTAGATCCCCAAGAGGCCATAAGTAATTTTGTCAAATGGGTCAAGGAGTTGCCAGGTATTCCAGTGGCTGTGGCATATCCTGCCGGATATGATTGGACGTTCCTCTATTGGTATATGATCAAATTTGCAGGAACAAGTCCTTTCAGTTTCAGCTGTTTGGACATGAAAACCCTGGCCATGAGTTTGCTCAACACCACATATAAGCAAAGCACCAAACGCAAATGGCCCAAGCAATGGAATAGCCCATTTCCACACACTCATCGTGGATTAGATGATGCACGCGAACAAGGATATAGTTTCATTCAAATGCTCAAGCACATGCAGTCACGGTAGGTGTTGGACAGGGTTGGAAGTATAGACACACTCTCCCCGGCAAAATTGGGGAGAGTTTTGTTGTGCTTGGCATAGGGCTTTCACACAGACTGGGGTTGCATGCGGTGTGCTACAGCACACGGAGTCGGTTGCTCTGATACCTCTCACACATGACCTCTCAAACATCACTTTGGTCATTCAGTGTGGGTGGCTGCGCAACAATTATCAATTGTTTCTACCAAATAATGTGATTACTGAATATTTTTTTTTGGTGAACTACCACAGTGATAGTTCACCTAAGAGCCTGTTTTCCAACCATCTTCCTATATTGACATACATGTTTCCCGCAATATTATATTGAATATAACCACTATAGATTATCAACTAGGCTAGCCAAATTGACCAGTTTTTTATTTATGTTTGGACTACTGAATTTGGTCACTCCTGTTATATGGGTTTGGAAAAATCTAGATAATTTGACAAATATCAATCTGCAACAAAGACTGACCATGCACAAATTATGGATAAGTGGGTTTGTTTTTTTGCTTGCTAGTGCAATCATGTGGATGATGTAGAATGTTCTGGGCATTGTTGGCTGTAGGTGTTTGGCTAATGGTGGGATTATTGTGTATTACATATTATGGCCACTGCCATATTTGTGGACTGGACGCGAGGACTAGACTTCACGTTGGGTGACTTTTGCCTAATGTTGATACTGATTCCATTTGGGTTGTTATTTGTGTTTTGGTTTTTGGTGGAAGTTTGGGAAGACAAGATGGGAAAAATTTATAAAAACAAAAACAAAATCATATTAAGTGCCAGAAAAAGTGCCAAGATGCACAAGGCACTGATTGCTGACAACTGGCCCAGCTAATCCAGTGAACTACTGTTGGTCTAAAGACACAACAGGCTTGCGCGGCGAAGGACTAAATTATACAAAGAGGATATGGTCAATGGCACAAGTTATACGTGAAGCACTGACATTTGATGATGTGTTGCTGGAGCCTGGTTATAGTAATGTACTACCAGCAGATGTTGATATACAAAGCAAGTTTAGCCGTAATATCAAGCTGAATATCCCCATCGTAAGTGCTGCCATGGACACTGTTACTGAGCATGAGATGGCCATTGCCATGGCAGAAGCTGGTGGCATTGGAGTGATTCACAAAAATCTAACTCATGATCAACAAGCTGCCGAAGTCAGCAAAGTCAAGCGTTATGTGAGTGGTATGGTGGTCAATCCTGTGACCATCCAACCACAAGAGAAACTGGTGACAGTGCGGGAACTCATGCAACAGCATGATGTGAGTGGTATTCCTGTTGTATCAGGAGAGACAAACCGTTTGATTGGAATAGTAACCTATCGTGATGTTAGATTTGCCAAAGATCCCAATACTCTTGTAGAACAACTGATGACCAGTGAAAATTTGGTTACAGTCACAGGTAATGTAAGCCAGGATGAGGCTAGGGATCTCCTGCACAAGCATAGAATTGAAAAGTTAATTGTGGTAGATGAGAACTACAGTTGTGTGGGATTGATCACATTTAGAGATATTGATCGCGCTCAAGCCACGCCCTTGGCACTCAAAGACCCACATGGTAGACTGATGGTGGCTGCTGCTGTGGGGGTGAGTTTGCAAGAATTTATTCGAGCTCAGTGTTTGGTAAATGCTGGAGCGGATGCACTGGTGGTAGATACTGCCCATGGTCACACACAAGGAGTGGGAGATCAAGTCAAGCGCCTCAAAGCTGCTTATCCCAATTTGGATGTGGTGGCAGGCAATGTTGCCACACCCCAAGCAGCACAATACCTTTATGATAGTCAAGCAGATGGTATAAAGGTGGGAATAGGACCTGGTTGTTTTGTGCCCGGCATGCCTGTTGTAACCCACCAAGGAAGCAAACCAATAGAAAAAGTGCAAATTGGTGATAGAGTTTTGACTCACAAGGGTCAATGGAAACCTGTTACAAATCTGTTTACTTTTGATGATAAGAAACAGATTATTCATATAAATGATATCATTTGTACGCCCAATCATGAATTTTTTGTATTGCATAAGAAATACCAGACTCTCGTAACAGACGACAAAATCCATGAGTATGCTGAATGGATAGAGGCCAAAAATCTAACAAAAGACTATTTGCTTATTCAGCATAACAGCTTTCCAAAATATAAATTGGTTGAGATTGACACCCTAACAGAAGAATCTTATGATGGTGTAACACATGATTTGGAAGTTGCCGATGATCACTCCTACAATATAAATGGGGTGATAGTTCACAACAGTATTTGCACCACTCGTGTGGTGGCAGGAATTGGAATTCCACAGTTTAGTGCAATATTGGAAACTGCAGAAATGTGTGAGAACATCAAACTGCCTCTGATTGCTGACGGCGGTATTCGCAGCAGCGGAGACATAGTCAAGGCTCTAGCAGCAGGTGCTCACAGTGTGATGTTGGGCAGCATGTTGGCTGGCACAGATGAAAGCCCAGGTGAGACGTTCATCTATCAGGGCAGAACCTACAAGAGCTATAGGGGTATGGGCAGTCTCAGTGCAATGAATCAAGGCAGTGCAGATAGATACAGTCAAGCAGGTATCAAACTCAACAAGATGGTTCCTGAAGGAGTGGAAGCTAGGGTGCCAGCCAGAGGTCCCCTGGGATTGGTGTTGCATCAGCTTGTGGGTGGATTGCGAAGTGGTATGGGATATGTGGGGGCTAAAGATTTGTTGAATTTACAAGCCCGGGCCCTGTTCCGAAGGATCACCAATGCGGGATTAAAAGAGAGCATTGTTCATGACGTGGCTATCACCAAGGAAGCACCCAACTACAATCACAACAGCTAGGGCAGAAAAAAATATTGACAAGACTTGTGTAGAGTATATTATAGTGGGCAAGTTAAACAACACACAAGGTTATACACAATGAATATGATGAACAAGCCTACGGTTGGTCTTTTTGGCACCTGTGGTAACAGCAAATGGCGCGAGCCATTTATTGCTCTCTATGAGAGTATGAACGTGCCCTACTTTAATCCTCAGGTTCCCAATTGGAACTCAGAACTGGCAGCCAAGGAGGCTGAACATCTGGCCACAGATCCCATTGTGCTGATTCCCATCACCAATGAAACCAGTGGTATTGGCAGTTTGGCTGAGGTGGGCTTTACAGTGGCACAGGCAGCCATCAACAAGTGCTCCCGCAATTTTGTGATCTACATTGCTCCAACCGTGGATGAAACTCTGGTCACAGATCCTGGAGTGGCCAAGGAAAGCAATCGCGCTCGTAAACTGGTGCTGGCACATCTCCACAAGCTACAACTCAACAACGTGATGGTTGTGAACAGCCTGGAGCACATGCTGGACGTGAGTGTGGGTCTCATTGACCGCATGTGATCACAGAGACTATGTGAATTTGTACAATATTTGATGCTGTGCAATCAAGAACCAGGAAAAACACCATGAGTCAACCCAATTGGGAAATTGTTGCAAGGGCTGTGTGCAACATGGAGGGCATAATCCAGGGCCTCAAGAACAAGACTTTGGAAAAATATATTGAGGCAAATCATGCAGCAAGGATTCCTTCATTGCAGGCATCCTATGCACAATGGCTAGCTCGTCAGACCCAATCTTGAATTTCTGTGTGGGATGAGCTAATTTGTTGTTGACAGAACAGGCATCTGTAGTTGAATCTTCATGTGAAGAGTGAGAAACCACCATGCTGCTGCAAGACCTAGCCAAAAAGAACCTTATCCATCCACCCAAGTGGCTGCCACATAACACATGTTATTTGGCAATTGTGGGTAGTGAAAGCTATGGCGCCAACCTACCAGGCACCAGCGACCAGGACATTCAGGGGTTTTGTATTCCGCCCAAGGACAATGTGTTTCCACATCTACAAGGTGAAATTCCTGGTTTTGGTAGTCAGATACAGAGGTTCAACGATTGGCAAGAGCATCACGTCAAGGACCCTGATAGGGTGATTGAATTTGATTTCGCTGTTTATAGCATTGTTAGGTTCTTTCATCTGGCCATGGAGAACAATCCCAATATTCTGGATATCATTGCCGTTCCAGCCAACTGCATCAAACACATCACCCCGGTTGGACAGCTGGTTCGAGATAACCGCCGCATGTTCTACCATGCTGGATGTTTTCACAAATTCAGGGGATATGCGGCAGCTCAGATGGCCAAGCTAGATGGAGGGTCCAATCGCAGCAACACCAAAAGGGCTGAATCCATTGCCAAATTTGGGTTGGATACCAAATTTCTCATGCACGTGGTGCGCCTGGCTCTCGAGTGTGAACAGATCCTTCTCACCGGAGATCTAGATCTCAAGCGAGATAGCCAATTTTTGCTGAGCGTTAGACAAGGAGAAATGTCTCTGGAAGATGGCAAGAAATGGTGGGCTAGCAAAGAAAGGGACCTAGAAACCGCATATTCGAATTGCAAGGTGGTACCCATGGTCCCCGACGAGGCGCGCATCAAGGAACTGCTGCTAGATTGCCTATCCGCACATTATGGCGATTTGTCGTCGGCTATCAAGGTGCAGGTTCCGATTGAGAGGATGATCGATGATCTGCAATCCCTGATTGATCGCTACAAGGTGTGATCCTTCCTAGTTTCCACCCAGGTCCAGGGTCATCCAGGAATGCTTTTTGTATCAAGCCGTTGTTGTAATAACGCATTCCTTGGTTGCCCCTGGTGCCATTTAGTCGTCCTCGTGTCCAGCCATGACCGGGGCAACTATTAGATCGTCTAACATTGATTCCATCGTTCCACCAGCTCATAGAACCAGGTAGGCGGCCACGCCCTGCTGACCGACCTGCAATGGCTGGTGGACAGGTATCGGGGGAGCTGATGCCGCCATAACCACCCGCATGCGGGCCAGGGACATCATCACCGAGGACTATCGCACGGCCGCCGCCAGGTTCGTGCAGCAGGGCGCCCAGCGCGAGGAGGTGGACGCGCTGATCGCCCGCTGGTGGACAGGAACCAGATACGCCACGCCGAGCAGCGGCAGATAGACCGGTGGGCCCGGCAGGGCTGGCAGCGCTTCCGCGCCTTCGTGCTGGGCTGGGAGGGGCACGTCACGCCCACGCAGAGCAAGAGCAAGCGGCTGGTGGGCGATGCCGTGGTGCTCAGGGAGGATGATCGCTGGCTGGTGGTCATACCCCTGGACAAGGAGGCCAGCTGCTTCCACGGCAGGAACACCGACTGGTGCACCGCCAAGCCACGCAGGACGCACTGGGAGGAACACTTCATAGATGCCCGGACCGTGCTGGAACAGCACTATGGCAGCCTGGCTGCCGCGGTGGTGCGGGTGCCGCAGATGGATACAATGATTAACGATCTTGAAGCCCTGGTGGCCAAATACAAGCAAAGTTGATCTAGTGTGGACAGTGGTAGGGTCTTCGAATGGATGACAATTCAAATGACCCTATCTATATCCGCAACAGAGGAATATTTTTGTAGTGTTTCTAGTTGACAATTGGCTCTGTCAAGATTATTCTGGACTGATGGAGCCAAACATACACAACAATGGGCTGTGTACCCATTTTAGAGTGGGGCAGATTCGCAAGGACAGCCGCCTAAATCCAGAAGAAGTTTTTGTGATCACGCACATTTATGAATTAGTGTACAAGACCAGTGCACGATCTATAAGAGTTGTAGGATATCCAATCAACCGCCAAACACATCCAAAAGAATATTTGCCAGCTAGACCATTGGGTATGGGAAAACCTGGAATAACAGAAGACCAATTACGAGATTTGGATTCTCAAAGCATGCTCAGTATGTATCCTTTTGTGATGTTTGATCCAGTTCATTCAGATTCCCAGCAAATAATGTGAATCCAAGGTCAACATCTCTCAGTTTGATCAGAATGCTGTGAGCAGACTCCAAGGAATGAGAATACCTGTTACCACATCCACATGCGCTGGGGCAGACGGTACCTGGTGACACAAGCAACATGATCTGTCATCTAGTGGTTGGGGCAAAACAAGCGATTTTTTTAGTTGACAAAATTTCACACCGTGTTATTGTGGCAACACCATCAAGGAGAGACAAAAACCCATGTTTGCATTCACTTTCAAGGCCCCCAGCTATGTGGCTGCTCGTGAGTATGTTGCTCGCAGGGGATTTCGTGCCCGGATCACCTATCTTATCAATGGATTTTGGTTGGCTGAACGGGCTTGACAATTGGTTGACATATTGCCCACCGCCAAAGGAGGATACGCCATGATCTCTCGTCCATCCCTTGAAACTGCTGGATATCGCCAGTGTCGCAACCCCATGCAGCGTGATGACTGGAATGCATGGCTGTTTCAGAAGCGGTTCAATGATGAACAGGGCACTCGCTATTTTATTGATGTCATGGAATATGATTGGCAGCAATTTGCCCATAAGCTCTCTGGTACCAGATTCAGCTATGAACCTCATGTCACGATCTACACAGGCAATGGAGATGCATCGTTCAGCATGATTGTTCAGGACGATGCTGCTTGTGCTAGCATAGAAGGCCTTGAAATCTTTGTAGAAAATATCTGGACCAAGCTGGGTGCGGGCTACTACGAGATCTACTGAATAGCAATAGGTTAGCTGATTTGACCCTATTCTCGTGCGGTAGATTAAAATCAACTGTGTGTGAACTACACTCAGGTGCACGAGAACAGGAGATTTTTGTGGTTGACATATGGGACAATCATGCTATGTTGGCCACATGAAACAAGGAGAGAGCCCTTGATGCAAGATTCTCAACTGCGCAGTGAATACAAAGATAGTGACTATGTAGTGGAAATGGAAGGCATTGGTACAGTACCTATAACTCTACTGTCTCGTGAACACCTGATTCAGGAGTTGCGTAGGGCCATGGACAAGTTGGAAGATCTGGATGAGATCTTGCACAATGCTATCAGCAAGATCCACGATTGGCGCTATAGCATTGATGCGCGAGATTAGAGAACAAGAAACACCTTTTTTTTTGGTTGACAATTGGATCAACCATGCTATACTGACCACACATGAGCAAAAGGACTTGTATATCATGACCAACATCGAAGCTTTCGTCAAGCTGGGTCGTTTCATGATCTCGCATGCCAGCCAGTTTGTGGATGATACCCAGTGCAATCGTTGGGCCCGTTCGGGCCAGCTGCTCACAGAGATGGGTATGCCGTTTGCACCCAAGCTCAGTGAGTTTGGGAAGGAACAGATTGACACTGTGCGTGAAGCGGCCAGTGTGATGTCTGGCAAGACGGAAATGCCTGCCAAGTTACAGCCACATGCCATAGAGCAGCCACGCCGCACACGACGGGCTCGTATGACCAAGGCCATGACCAGGGACCAGGCATCCAAGGTTGCCAAGACTGCCAAGGTTGCCAAGCCTGTCAAGGCCACCAAGACCAGCAACGCTGTTGCTCCGGTGGTCAAGCGGGGCCGTGGTCGTCCGCGCAAGAATCCTGTGGCCTAACCTGTTATGTCCAACCGTACCAAAAAAATGGTGCACGGTGCAATTTGGACCAGAAAATCCCCAGGTGTAGACCACTCTAGAACCAGGATGATACCATGAGGACACTTTCCAGCAACATCGACTCCAGCGTGAATTTCATCGAGCAACAGCTGACGGGATTCATCGAAAGCCGATACGTTCGCCGGACCGTCGATTATTTCATAGCATATCTAAGCAGCCAAACCGGATGCAATCGTGGATGCAGGATGTGCCATCTAACGGCAACGAAGCAAACACAGTTCACCAACTGCGATCTGCAGGATTTTGCCAATCAGCTTGATACGGTTTTCGCCCATTAAGACAGGGATCTACCAGCACGATACATGCACGTTAACTGGATGGCACGTGGTGAACCTCTGGCGAATCCCACCATCACCGAGACCAGCACGGATCTCCTGCTCAGGTTGGGACGCATGGCCAACGACAGGAACCTGCCGGTCAAGTTTAACATCTCGACGATCATGCCATTGACCATGAGAAAATCACTGGTAGAAATGTTCCCCATGATACATCCGACGATCTACTACAGCGTCTATTCGACGGACAAGAGTTTCCGGGACAAATGGTTGCCAGGTGCGTTGCCGGTTGGCCGGGCATTGGAAATGCTGGCGGAATATCAGAACTTCAGCAGGAAGATCATCAAGTTCCATGGTGCGTTCATCAGGGGTCAGAATGACCACGATAAGGACATCAACGCGCTGATGTCCGCGATTTCCAGCCACGGTATCCGAGGTGAATTCAACGTGGTCAGATATAATCCATTCAGCGTTCTTCAGGGGGAAGAAAGTCCCCATGTCGACATGATAGCCCAGATGATATCCCAGTACATGCCCTGCAAGGTCATACCAAGGGTGGGGATAGATGTTTATTCATCATGTGGTCAATTTGTTCCAAAGAAAGAGGAATGAATCCTACGGTGGCTATAATGGTAGCTACCTTAGGATGCGTTTTTCCTAAGATTAGATCTTTCTTTACCAAACACGGAATACACGCATGCGTATGTGCCCAGACCTGTATGACGTTTTGGCTCAGCGCATGGGTGCTTTGAACGGGGATATTGCTGCATATAGGCAGCGGCTGATTGAGCAGGGGCGTAGCCACGATGTGGAAAAACGCCTGCGATGGGACATGATGTGGGCTGCTGTGGGCAGCACCTGGAAGGTTGATTGAGGATCAATTAGAAATCCATTGACTTTTCCTCGTGTTGAGCTAGAATAAACCTAGAAACAATCGAGGCATGGCCGATTGGAATCATGGATCTAGCAGCAACAAACCTATTATCGCCACTCGTGCTTTGTTTTGCCTTAGGGGCAATGGCAGTTGTCCTCAGGGGTAGCCTTAGGTTGCCGGAACAGGCATTTGATGTCCTCGGCATATATCTCATGCTGGCCATCGGTCTCCACGGTGGCAGGGCCATGGCTTCCGCAGACATATCTGCATTTTTTCCCGTGGCGATGATGGCGGTGGCCGTTGGAGTGGTGATACCGATCATATGCTCAACCGTCATCGGGATATCAACCAATGTATCCGTTGCCGATAGGCTGGCGATAGGAGCACATTACCTCCCGCCGCGGAAAGCCAGGCGCCTTTAGGCCCTGGATGGATAGCGGCTTTTTGAACAGATTATATAAATAGATTTATGAAACAGCGATATCGCTATAGGATTTATCCAACCCCTGCTCAAGAACAACAGATGCGTTCTGTGGGCGGAGCAGTGCGATATCTATACAACCATTTCCTACGTGTAAACATTGATGAATATCAATTGACCAAAAAATTTGTTTGGCAGTTTGACATGTGCAAACAACTGACTGAATTGAAGAAACACACCCCGTGGTTATCAGATACCTACAGTCAAGTGCTACAACAAAGCATAAGTGACTTGGATACAGCACTGAAAAATATGAAAAAGACAGGTGCTGGCTTTCCCAAGTTCAAAAGCAAATACACAACTCCTGTTAGCTTTAGATATCAACAAAACGTGAGAGTTGACAACAACAAGCTATATCTACCCAAGATTGGTGATATCAAGATTGTATTGCATAGGGATTTGCCCACATTCAAGGGTGTGACTGTGATTCAAACACCACGTGGTTGGTATGCCTCATTTGTGGTTGATGTGACTGAATTGCCATTGGTTCAAAAAATAACCAACCCGGTAGGGGTGGATGTCAACAGCAAATTCACGGCATTGAGCACTGGTGAATTGATTGCCAATCCCAAGCCATTGGTGAAGAAACAAGCACGTATCAAACAGTTACAACGCAAGCTATGCAGAAAACAAAAAGCAAGTAGGAATAGAACAAAAGCAAAACAAAAACTGGCACGAACCCATGATCTGGTTCGCTGCCAAAGACTCGACCATATACATCAGACAAGTGCGAGAATAGCCAAATCACATGACCTGGTGTGTGTTGAAACACTGAAAATTGAAGAGATGAGACGCAAGAGCAAGCCCATAGCCAAGTGTATAGCTGATGCTGGTTGGGCTATGTTGATTGGTGCATTGGCCTACAAGTGCCAAAGGCAAGGCCATCATCTTGTCAAGATCAATCAGTGGCTACCCAGTAGCAAGACCTGCTCCTCATGTGGTGCACGCAAAAGTCACATGGATCTCAAGCAAAGAGAATATCATTGTGATCATTGCG